AAAAATGTCAGGGAGTTTAAGGGAGTTTAAGGGAGTTTAAGGGAGTTTAAGGGAGTTTAAGGGAGTTTAAGGGAGTTTAAGGGAGTTTAAGGGAGTTTAAGGGAGTTTAAGGGAGTTTAAGGGAAAAATCAAATACAAATCTAATGTTACATATATATGTCACCAATTGATTATTCAAAAACGAAAATTTATAAAATTCAGTGTATAGACAAATCTGTACAAGAGGTGTTTTATGGACACTGCACAAAAATAACTAATATGAAATATCGTCTGAAACTCAACATCGAAAATGGTAAGAATACTCATATATGTAATACTATAAGAGAAAATGGAGGATTTGAAAATTGGAATATTGATATTATAGAGTCATATACAGATTGTAAGAATAAAGAACATGCAGATTGCCGAGTGTCTATGATAAAACAACAAAATAATCTCGCAAAAACAATCCCAATGAATCACGAAACAATCTCAGTGAATCCCGAAAATGACTCGATAAACCAAAAATCTGAGAGCTCCGGGTTATTTAACTGCAATTTATGTAATAAAAAATTCACATTAAAAACTAATTTAACTCGTCATCAGAAAAATATATGTAAAAAATCTATGGAATCTACAAAATCTACTAATGAAAACGAATTTGAAATCATAAAACAGCAGTTAAGAGAACAAGAAGAAAAAATCAAAAAACTCGAAGAACACGCTAAAATTGTGTCATTTTTTATAAATGCTATGAGAACATAATGGTCATAACTGGTAATACATATTTTATAGTTATATCAAATTATAACTACAAAAATTTTCTTTTCCATTGGGTCCTACAAAAAATATTCCGTGAAAAAAGTTCCATGGAATATTTTTTATTTTTTTAGAATTTTGAAAAATATAATTTCCCCCCCCCCGAAAAAATGATAGATTTAACGGATTCCTTTTTGTGAAGTTTTAGTGATATTTTTGTGATTTTTAGTGATATTTTTGTGAGTTTTATTGATATTTAGAAAAATTCATTTAAATATTATCTATCTTATGTATATATGCCAATAATTGATTATTCGAAAACGAAAATTTATAAAATTCAATGTAGAGATGAATCTGTACAAGATGTATTTTATGGGCACTCTACATATATTCATAATGTGAAGTATCGACTAAAAAATGACATTGAAAATGGTAAGAATACACATATTTGTAATACTATAAGAGAAAACGGCGGAATTGAAAACTGGAAGGTTCATATTATGGAGACATATACAGATTGTAAAAATAAAAAACAAGCTGATTATCGAGTGACTGTAATAAAACACCAAAATAATCCCTTAAAAACAATCCAGAACAATCCGGCAACAATCCAGAACAATCCGGCAACAATCCAGAACAATCCGACAACAATCCAGGTGAACCAGGACGATGACCCGATAAACCAAAAATCTGAGAGCTCCGGATTATTTAACTGCAAATTGTGTAATAAAACATTCACATTAAAAACAAATTTATATCGTCATACTAAACATAGATGTATAAAAAGAAAATCTATAAATACATACGAATATAATGAAATACAAACTCTCAAGCTGCAGCTAAAAGAACAAGAAGAAAAAATCAAAAAATTAGAAGAACAAAATAAAAGTTCTCTTGTAAGTATAGATACTCAAAACAATACAACTCAAAATACCATACAGAATCAGAATAATATACAGAATCAAACCAACAATATAACTCAAAACAATATTATATTTGAATTAGGTAGTGAAAATTTCGAAAAAATATTGACACATCAAGATAAAATGCAAATTCTCAACCAAAAATACTCAAGCATCGAATATTTTATCAAAAAATACCATTGCAACAACAAGTATCCACAATTTCAGAATGTAAAAATACCATCAATGACAAAATCACATTGTGAAGTGTATTCAAAAAAGGACAAAAAATACATTACAAAAGATTTGAAACGCACCATCGAACAATTAGTCGATTATAGGATAGGTGACCTACATATCATCTTAGAAGACACACCGAATGTTCCAGAAAATACAGATAAAGCAATGAGAGGTTTATTCGAAAAAATGGATACAGATGAAGACTACAAGAAAGAAAAATATAAAACGGTCAAAATGACAATTTACAGCGAATTTCGAAAAAACCAACCATAGAATGGTTTGCCATCGTCATGTTAGATGACAGATTCGATATATCCTGATTTTATTTTTGTAGAACGAGAACCAAATCAATCAAAATCCAATAAAATGTTCTCCATTCAAAAAATAAATTCTTAGAAAAACAAACGACCTCCTTACCTCGGTGATTTCATCCAACAGATTCTACAAAAACATAAATATATTTTTGTATACAACACAACAAATCACAACACACCACAACAAACCCCACCACAAATTTATTCTGTAAGACTATCCAACAGAATAAATTATACCAGTTACTGCCCACCTACCTTCCAGCGAATAACCTTCGGGTAGCTACCAAACGTAAAGTCCAAATCCGACAAATTGAATTCTGTTTGATACAATCGTTTTACATCCTCACTCCGTTCCGCATGGGCGTCATCTGCATCCACCATTTCCGACATCTTGTATTTCAACAGACGCAAATTTTTTATCTCCGGGTCCAGCTCTTTGATATACATGTACATGGCATCACGCAAATTGTCCTCATTCCCACTTTCCCGATATTTCCCAATCAATTCCTGCATGTTCTCTTGGATTCGTGCAATTTCCGCCTGTTTTCGCCGGATTTTTTCATCGCGTTCCTCATTGAATCGAAGCGCACCATATTCCGCGGCAAGTTCTTCGAAAAATACATTCGTTTCCGTGTAATCCGCAAATTCCTTCTTAAAAATCGCCACCGCCTTCTTCTCATCGACATAATTAAACAGCGTATCCAGTTTGTGTCGTATGATGTTCTCCTTATGAATCTGCACGGATTCCCGGAAAAAATGCACCAAATAGTCCAAATTCCCATACTCCCCCGCATACAGTTTGATATTCAGATTACACGGATTTGCTGCATCACCGCACCTCGCAATATACATGCGGTCCTTGGTCTCGAAAATCGTTCCCTCCATGCGGTCGCAATTCACACATTTGAATTTCAGTCGCGGCAGCGATTTTTTGTAGATTTTTTTATTCGCGGCAGCCTTGAATGTTTTCTTTTTGAGTTTAAATACAGATTCCATGTATTTTTGTTTCAATTCAAAATACTTGTCAAGGCATTCGGAAAAGTCAAGACCAATTACTGCCGGGTCATCTTCGACAGCATGTTTAGAGCGCGATGCGCGGGACCCCGTGGTAGCGCCGGCTTCGCCGGCGTCGGCGCCTTCGGCGCGAATAGATACTGTTGGGTCATTCGACATTTGGAGGTCACTGACGGTTTCCGGGAAATGTTCAATGCGTATGAGTGGATTGTTGGTGACGTGCACCACACGAAGAGCGTCCATTCCTTCTAAATCTAACACTTTCAGGGAATTGTTGTCGCATTTCAGGATTTCTAAATTTTTGGGCAGTTTGTCTAAAAACGACAGTTGATTGTTGGAGAGATTCAGTTCTTTTAAATGCACAAGATGGTCCAATGCGTCGATACGTTTGATGCCATTTTCAGACAGATTCAATTCAACGAGAGATGTCGGCAAATCGTCGGGAACAATGGTCTGTAATAGATTCTGAGGACACAAGAGACGGGTAATTCCTTCCGGAATGTTTTTCAGACTGGTGATGTTCCCTTTGGAGAATTGAAGGGAAGTGATGTTTTTGAAATTACATTCACGGATAACGTTTAAATCTAAATCTCCGGATAAAGAGTCTCGCACAATAATATCGGATACTTGTGGGTCCAAGTTCTCTAAAAATATGAGAAAATCCGGTTGGGCAGTGTTTTCTTCTATGGCAATTTGTCGGTTTTCTTCTATGAAATTCATATGACTATATTGTATAATATCTATGTATAATATCTATATATACTTAGTAGAGGCATTTTCCATAATAACGACGTTTCTCACCTCCTCTCCCACCACTACATCTGTGCCAGTCCTACCTCAAATTCACCTACACGAATAATTTCCTGATACAATGCATTATATTCATCACTGTTTTTTTCCATTTTTCTCAATTTTTCCATTTTTTCTAACACTGTGTTCTCGCAATAAATATCTTCTTTCATAATATTATATAATGCGGTATCACGTATAATGAGCGAATATAATTTGTTTTTATCCTCCAGAATGGGAAATCGAATCTTGTTCATTAAAGGAAGCAACAATGGAGCCAAGAATGGATTCGGGTAATTTTCAACAACCACATTCATTTTGTATTCAATTTCGCGAATCAAGTAGTCAATACAAAAATCGCGTAATTCATCCTTCTGTAGGTGATGATGATGGTACCAAACTAAACTATATCCTAAAAATAGATTCGACAATATATCTGCCATATTTCCAGAAATCATTTGGTTGGATTTTATTTTTCCACCGAGTGTAGCAATAAAATTACTCAAAATACTAAATTTCAATGTAAGATAATCTAATTGTTCCTGTTGGGTCGTACATGTAGCGCGTAAAGGATGAAACAGATTCATATAATTGCATGCAATTTCTTTTACCAATAAATTGAAATTTTTCTTGAAAGCAGCTTCATTGTTCTCCTGAATACTTTCAAAGATGGGAAAAATATAGGGATGGCTCTTGTTCAAACCTTGTCCAAATATAATTAAACCGCGAGTTAATGTGTTGGACCCTTCTACCGTTATTCCTACAGGAGATGAATTATAAAAGCTCGTGAAAAAGTTATTTTCACCCACACATATTCCACTGCCAGAATATATATCCATACCATGATTCAATATCGTTCTGGCACGTTCCGTTGTTTGTTGTTTCATAATGGCAGTTATTACAGAAGGTGTTGAACCTGAACATAAAATATGATTTGTAAATTGAACACCTGTATGAATTATCCAAGTATTTACAAACATGTCCACGAATTTTTCTTTTACCGCTTCCATGTTTCCAATTTCCATATTAAACTGGTTTCGTAATTGAATGTAATTCAAAATAGAGAGAGTAATCATTTTGGATGAACCATTCGCGGTAGCTGGAAGACTCACACCTCGACCTACTGCCAAACACTCCATCAACATTTGCCATCCTTCTCCAATTTTGTCTTCTCCGCCAATGACTTGAGAGGGTTCAATATAGACAGTGCCTTTCAATGTTCCGTTTGGAAACCCCGCATTATTTGGATTATGATAGGTGTTTTGTAATAATCCGGGTTGACTGTTCTCAATCAATGCAACAGTAATTCCTTCTTTTTTGTTGCTCAATAATTTTTCCGGGTCTTTTACATTGAACGCTATTCCAATGAGATTGGATATAGGAGCTAAAGTAATATACCGTTTGTTTAATGCAATCTTTATACGAATTTTCCCGTCGGTCCGTTCGACGATTCCTTCGTCTATTTTGCCGGTGGCATCGCTTCCATTGTTGGGTCCCGTTAATCCAAAACAAGGTATATAAGTGCCATCGGCTAATTTTGGTAAATAATATTTTTGTTGTTGTTCTGTTCCATAGTGTTGTAATAATTCTGCAGGACCAAGGGAATTCGGAACCATCGTAACGACACCCAATGATGGATTATAAGAGGATATTTTTGACAACACTTGTGATTGTGCTGCAATGGATATTCGGTTTCCATTATATCGCTTATCAATAATCATACTCAAAAACCCATTTTTTCCCAAATATTTCATAATGTCATGAATGTTTTTGTTTGGATAAACGTTACCTTGACCGAATTTTTTCAACAGTTGATTTGTAGATTGTATAAATTCTTTCTCTTTTGCAGTCATTTGGTAAAGATTATTCTTGTTGAACAATTCACGATAGTTGATATTTCCCCTAAAAATTTCTCGGTCGATAGATACTCCGCCTGATTTTAATGCAGTAATCTCTGTTTGAGAAATTCTTGGAATGATACCTTTTACGCGATTGAATATATGCTTATACATTATATATTCTTATTCTATATAATTTATTGGTTCTCATAGACGCATACCTTTGGACCGATACAAGTTTTCATTATAATGATTTTATATTCATACGCTACATAATCTATTTGATAGATATTTGTAAAATTATTCCAACAGAATGGTTTTGATTTACCAAACTATATTATTTGATATAAATAAATTAAAAGATTTTATAACTATATAATAAATGCGTGTTAAACTTTGTGAAAAATATCAAATAGAAAGAGAAGAAATATGTAAAAAAATAATTGATATACTACAATTGGATTCAAAAAATTATTTTTTGTTACATGATTTAGATAATGATATCCAAAAACAAACTGCTATATTGAATATGAAAGAGGAGATACAACAATATTTTGCATGTTCAAACATATCATCATTTAAACCAAATTTTGATACTAAGCGACCTTATTTGAATATAGTTAAAAGTATTTTACGACAGCAAAATTATATATTCAGTGGTGTTTCTGTTGTTATAAAATTAGAAAACGGAGAATCAAAACCAACAAAAAAATATTATATATTTAGGAATAATTAATTATTTTAATTAAAATACTGAAATATAATATATAGTAATATTATATTATGGAACTTGTAGAACGTTTATCACTTACACCTATTCATTGGCTTTCACAATTATCATACAATGAGTTCACTGAACAATGTTTAAATAAGAATAAAAAATACACAAAAGAAGATTGTAAAGCAAAGTATTCTATGTTGCAACAATTTTGTCAAACAAATTTGAAAACAAACGGTATTACGAAACGAATTTATTCTTATTCTACTGGAACATATGGTCGATTATTTTCTGGCGGTTCGTTGCAAGGCATACCGTCTACCATTAGAGGATTATTTATGCGTAATGGTGTAGGGACAGATATTGATATGTGTAATGCACATCCTGTTATTCTTCGTTATATTTGTAAATTACATAATATACCATGTCAACAATTAGAATATTATATTTCTCATAGAGAAGATTGTTTAATGGAGTTTGAATCAAGGGAAATTGGTAAAATAACATACTTAACTGCATTGAATAAAGATAAACTAAATTATGATAAATCATTGCCACAGCAATTTAAAAAATATGATTCAGAAATTAAAAAAATTCAAAAACAAATAATAAAAATAAAAGAATATTCTGAAATAGTTAATTCGGTTCCCGAAACTAAATTATATAATAAAATCGGTTCAGCAATGAATCGTGTATTATGTTATTATGAAAATATTATATTACAGCATGTTATTCATTTTTTGAATGAGAAAAAAATAGAAATAGCAGTATTAATGTTTGATGGATTAATGATTTATGGTGATTATTATAATGATAAAATATTATTGGAAGATATTCAACAATATGTTGAAAAACAAATGAATGGATTAGATATGAAATGGTCATATAAACAACATGATGCTATGTTAAATATTCCAATAGATTTTATAAATATAAATCCCCTAACAATTAATCATGAAAATACGTTTGAAAATATGGCAAATAAATTTGAAAAAAACCATTTGAAAATTATCAATAAGTCATTATTCATCAAACATGATGAAAAAAATATTATATTTCTAACACAAGCTCAATTAAAAATGTCTTATTCTCATTTGTCATACGATTTTCCAGTATATGATAAAAAGGGTATTTTAATTAAAATTGATAAATTACCATTTATTACACCGACCGGAAAGAAAAATGAGACAAAACGCAGTTATGATTTATATATTTTATAACTATGTTTCAAGTAATTTTTTAAATGTTCCTTTGTAATTTTCTTTTCTAAAATATTAGAAATTACATTATAAATATCATTATAAGTATTTGGACTTTCTTTTTTGATATAATGTTTCAACTGACTAAAAAATTCCTCAATTGAATTAGTTTCAGGATGATAAGGGACTGAATAAATCAAATGATTATTATCATTTTCTATTGTTTCTCTTATTATTTTTGATTTATGTATTACAGCATTATCCATTATTACCAAATAATTCTTATATTTTGTATGTATGAATTCATCATAAAATTCTAATATATCAGTTGTCTTTACGCCACCTTTTCTTTCAGGATACAATTTCCAACCTATTACTTTATCAGCACTAATAGCACATAATAAATTATATCTTTTGTAAGGGTATTTATTTGTTTTTTTGATTACTCTTGTTCCACTCCTACTTCTTCCATATGTTAAGGTCATATTCAAATAAATAGAAGTTTCGTCCAAACAAATTGTTCTTTTGTAATCAAATTCTTTTAACTTTTTATAAAATTCTTCCAAATCTTCTTTTTCTTGTCCTTCCTTCTTTTCAGGATAATATTTACTTCTCAATCTTTTTCTTGTGAGTTTATGTTTATGTAAAATATTATAAATGCTTTTATCATTCAAACGAACCTTAAATTTTTCATCAACTAATTTTGATAATTCCCATAAAGTAGTTGTGTTATATTTTCTTACATACTCTTTAACAAACTTTTCAATTTCAGTTGTAATTTTAAGATTATGATTTTTACGAGTTTTTCTATTTAGATTTCCTTTTTGTTTATAGGTTTTAACCCATCTTGCTAATGACTGAAAATTACATTTGAATATATCACAAGTATCACGCATATCTTCATTATGGTCTAAATAATATTTAACAGCAGTAAGTTTATAATCTTCGGTATGTTGCTTCATAATAAATCTGTATAAAATTATTTAAAAATATTTAGTTATAATAGTATAATATAAAAAATGAATGAAGATTATAAAGTAGAAAATGAATTGTTAAAACAACGCATAAATGAATTAGAAGAAAGATTAAAAAAATATACCTGTGGTAAAAATCATAAAAAATATTATGAAAAAAATAAAGAAAAGGTTATGGAAAATGGTGCGAATTATTTACAAAAACTAAAAGAAGAAAATCCTGAAAAATTAAAAGAATACAGGAAAAGAGCATACCAAAAACGAAAAGAAAAAATGAAACACGAAGAAATTATAATTGAAAAATAAAAAAGAGGAACATATGGTTTCAAATTTTTATTTTTATGTTAGATATTTTTATTTATCTTTTTGCCAATTACAAATATAACTTTCAAAATCATCCCCATTATTACTATTTTTTATTTGTAAATTTATTTCATAATTTTTTTCCTGAAATGCCTTTAATATTTCAGGAATTTCAACATAGTTTAATGTTATATTTTCTATTTTTTGTGATTTTGCTTTTATATCTAACAAACGGATTGCTCTTTTAGGACCCTTACCTATTATATAAATCTTTTCAATATTTATTTTATTGTATCTACATATAGCAGAAGTTATATCATAAATAGTAAGCATTCCAATACCTTTAACTTTATCACAAATATTATATACAAATAGTAATATTTCATTCAAACATTTACCTGTAAATTGATGTAAATTATGTTCTTGGAATTCTGTTTTTACAAGAACATTATTGCGTAATACTTTTTTCCAACGGCAATGGTCTATTGCTTCTTGAAATATATATCTTTTTGAACCACAAGAACGCGACATTTTTGTAATAATATGAACTATGTTATGAATATAAAATATAAATGAAAAATATTTCAATTTTTTATTTATAATATGACATTTTTGTTTTACTAAAATTATTTAGGAATAAATAATTTTGCGGAAAAACTATTTAAAATTATTTTCTTTTGTAAGTATATAGGATGAATTCCAAAAAAGAACCTCCTGATAAATATCGGTGTTTGAAACTTCCTATTTCTTCTATTCTTTACAAGGATAATGAAGAAGTTAAGGAAAATATGGAAACCTTACAAAATGCTATTATTAGAACAAATGCTATTACAACTAAAACTTATTTTTTATTACGACTATGGGTTCTTCATAAATATCATAGTAATCAAGAAATTCCGGAAATTACAGAAGATACTATTTCTATGTGTATGAAATCAATAATGAAGTCTTCATCAGGACAAAAACCAAAAGGCAATAATGCTATTTTATTAGAAGAATTTCAAAATTTAAATACATTTGAATTGGAAGATGGTAGTAATTTATCATCAATTTTAGATTATTATGCTACTACTATGATTACTGCTATTGAAAATAATATCAAAATGAGATTTTTTGATTATGTAAAAAGATTTGTAAATTATTATTTCAAACATCTTTATCAAGACCAAATGGAAAATAAAGAATTCAAGAAACAACTTTACAAAGAAATAAATTTAGTTAAAAACGATATTATCAATAATACTCTTACTTGTGATGAAAAATACCATAGTTGGTTAAAAGAAAATCGTAATAAGATTGTTCCTGACATATTTGAAACCAATTATTATTATGATATTAAAGTTTTTCCTTATAAGTATCTGAAATATATGATTTTTATGTGTTTGGAATTAGAGAAAATAGAAAGAAAATCATTTCAGTTTTTTCCTATACAAACCAATGCTATACCAAGACATATTCAAGTTGATACAAAGGCGTTAGTAGAATTATTTATAGATACAGAAAAACATCAAAAGTTATTAGATGTTTGGATTACAGAAGAAAAACGAATTGATAAAGGAAAAAACAAAGGAAAACCTAAAAATAAGACAAAGGGAGATTTATATAATTGTTTAGAACAAAACAAAGAATTCATTTGGAATACATTTTTCAATATAACACAATCAAGAAAGAATTATGTTTTTGATTATACCATTATTACGGATGGATACGCAGCTTCTTTACGATTTTTACATAAGGATTTTGTGGAAGAAGAACAAGAAAAGAAAGATAAGAAAAAAGCAGGAAAGAAAGCATTACAAGGATTAACAAAAGAAGAAAAAGATAAAATCAAAGAAGATAAGAAGCAACTACAAAAAGAACAAGCAAAAAAGAAACGATTAGAAAATAAGGATAAACCTAAAAAATCCAAAAAGGAAGAAAAACAAGAAAAACCTGAATTTCCTTATATTGATGAAGTTCCAAAAGTAATGTTAGAAGGAAAACATATTTTCATAGACCCTGGAAAAAGAGCATTATTTTCTATGATAGATGATGATGGTAAATTTTATTCTTATACAAATAGAATGTATTTGAAAGAAACAAAACGATTGAAATACCAATCATTACTTAAAAACCACAAGGATAAAATAGGAATAACTAAAATTGAAGAAGAATTAAAACAATATAATTCTAAAACCTGTAATATAGAAAAGTTCAAAGCATATATAAATACGAAAATAAAAGCAAATGAAACATTAATTCCGTTATATCAAGAATTAAAATTTCGTCAATACAAATGGTATGGTTATATCAACAAGAAACGAACAGAAGATAATATGGTAAATAAGATTGTGAAGAAATATAGCAAAGACCATATAATTATCATAGGTGATTGGAGTATAGGAAAACAAATGAGAAACTTCATATCCACACCAAACTTAACATTCAAAAGAAAATTACAAGAAACATTTAAGATTTATAATATAGATGAATTTAGAACATCTTGTTTGTCTTACAAAACAGAAGAACCTTGTGAAAATTTATATTTAAAATTCAAGAAAGATAAATCACAAAAAGACCGAAAGATACATTCTATCCTAACATATAAAATGGAAAATAATAGGAAGGGATGTATCAATCGTGATAAAAACGGATGTAAGAATATTCAAAAAGTATTCAATTGTTATATGAAAACAGGAGAAAGACCTGAAAAGTATAGAAGAGAATACAATAATAAAAGTCCTCAAACCGCAAATGCCGTCAAATTAGGACAAGCCCAAGATTTTCTACCATAGAAAATGGATAGGGTGCTTTTACATCACTTGGAAAGAATTATAATAAATTTTTATTTTTTATATAAAGTTTGTCTCATTTTTCTTTCCGGTCGGTGTAATAAATGGATTGGATGTACACATAATATTCGAAGGAAAGATGATGTAGATATTTATCCAAATGCAACAGATTGTCCTAAAAATATATTTAACTTGTGGTGTCCTTTTGAAATGGAAATATTTACTACTCCATATACATATAAACAAACAGAGTTGTATAGTATACTCGACCATATAAAAATATTATGTAATCATGATATAACTGTATACGATTATACTATAAAATGGATAGCTCAAATGATTCAATATCCTCACATAAAAAGTATTATGTTAACATTTATTAGCAATGAAGGTGCAGGAAAGGGAACATTATTCAAATTGTTTGAAAAAATGTTAGGTAAAGAAAAAGTATTCGAAACAACAAACCCTAGTCGTGATGTGTGGGGTGATTTTAATGGTATAATGTCTAATTGTTTTTTAGTTAATTTGAATGAATTGTCTAAAAAAGATTCAGTAGAAGCTGAAGGAAAAATAAAAGGATTAATTACCGATAACAATCTTACAATAAATCAAAAAGGTATTCCACAATATAAAATAAAATCATATCACCGTTTTATTACAACTACTAATAAAGAAGAGCCAATAAATTCGACAAAAGGTGACCGGCGTAATTTAATAATCCGTTCAAGTGATGAAAAAAAAGGTGATTATATTTATTTCACAAAAATGCATAAATACTTGGAAGATTTGGATGTTATTCGAACATGTTATGATTATTTTAAAAATATTCCTGGAATGGATAAATTCAATGAAATATCTATTCCTATTACTGAATATCAAACAAACATAAAAGAATTATCTAAATCACCAATAGAACAGTGGCTGGAAAGTTTTACAAGAGATAAAATGAGAAATAATGAAGAACATACAGAATTGTTGGGGACAGAAATATATAATTTATTTAAATCGTGGTGTGATTATAATGGAATCAAATATGATATTGATACACGAAAATTAGGTGTTAGAATAAGTAATATGAAAATTCATGGTATATCAAAGGGGAGACATACATTAAGGGGTGAGACAAAAATGTTTGATATAAATAAATTAAAAGATACATTTGGATTGGGTTGTCTTTTAGAAATATAATAATGAATTTATTAAATATGCAGCGATGAGGACCATGAGGAGTGAGGACCTGTTTTTGGTTTAAAATGAAAAATATAAAAAAAAAGCGGAAAGTGGAGTACTTCGCTTTTCGCTTTTTTTGTTGGAAATCGTTCGGAAGGAAAAACAGGTCCTCACTCCTCATGGTCCTCATCGCTTCATATTTAATAATATAAAAATATATAATTAAACTGAGACCATTTATCATAACATAATATTATGTATCCACTACATCATAGGCAGCCCGGTAATCGATGCCCCCACTCGGGTAGCCATTGTTTGTTGATGGTGTTTATAAAATCGTATTTTGGAGAGAACATATTCTTGGTCTTTGATAAATTTGGCATGAGCTTCTTCCGGGGTCAGTTTAGTTTTATGACAATAATACAAGATAAACCCAACCACTAAACAAAACAATACCAAAACCGTAAAGTTAAATACATACAGGTATATATTCACACGGTTCTCATGACATTTATTTAAAATACAAGACATATAATTTTTTGCACCATAATCAATGAGTCGTGGAGCTTCCATAGGTCCAACAGATATTATATGTTTGTAAAAAATAAATATATATTTTGCGTGAAACAAAATAAATCCGTAGACTCAAATAATATATCCGTCCCCCTCCCCTCATTTTTTCTTCCCTAAAAATAAAAATGAATAAGCCCATCATTCCTCCTACATCTCCCTCCGTAAAACTGCTTACTATGAACCCACAACCGTTATTACGTGACATATCTTGGTCTTCGATTGTCAACTACCAGTATCCGACCACGACGGACCCGGACCCGGACCAAGACCCGGACCCAACTATTTGGCATGAACTTCCATCCGACATACGAAATATCGTTTTAGAATATCAAGGATATCATAAAAATCGCACGGGAAGATACATCCGACAATTAGAAAACGTTCGACGACGACCTTTACACAATCTACCAACTATTGTACGTTATTTACCTTCGCTCATAAATCTAAATAGAGACTGGGGATACGAAGTAAACTTCGTCAAAACCATAGGGACAAAAACCTACAAGAATACGATTCGAACAGTGGTGTTTGACGACCATGTAACATGGATAATGACGGCGTATGCATTGGCACCCCTAAATTATATGCATCGCGGAAGAATGATGTGGAAAGAACCGCAGGTGAAAACCGAACAATTTGTTGTTTATAAATGACCACCCGCCGCAGCCGCCGCAGCCGCCGCTCCCACCGCAGCAAATGTATCTACCGGAAATACAAAATTGAAAGCATAAATGGTAATATTTTTCTCATCCCAACATAAACAATTACACCATGAATACGACCGCAAACGGCAACAACAACAATAAACAGGTTCAGATACAGTTTCTCTGTAAGAAATTACCTACAGAACTATGTAATATTATCCTGGAATATCATGGATACTATAAAAACCGCAATGGAAGATGGATGGCACGCATCGACATGGATAAATACAGGGTTCTGTATGACATACCACGGATAAACCCGGTTCCACCGGGTGAATATATGCAGATGTTTGACAACAGAATACAAAGAATACGACTCCGCGGAGGATGTCAATGCAATTTCATGCGAACTGTCCAAGCAACAGAAACCACATCGAAGAAAACTCTTGCATATTTGATATCGAATTTCATGTATGAAAACGGAATACGATGGATAATAAATGTTCGCGAAATGGAATATAGTGTAGGACCCAAACGCATTTTGAAAAATGGTCGTATCGAATGGAAACACAAGTATAAAACAGAATATCTGTATGAATACATGCCGACAACCACAACCGCCTCTGTGCAGCCCGTCCAAACTCTATAGTATATATTCTATAGTATATAGTATATAGTAAACATCATGTTTTTTGATTCAGGATATGTTCGAAAAAACAAAGTAATCGTCGCCATATTTATTTTTATTATATTGTTCTCAATGGTACATTTGATGAAACCCGGAATCATTTACAACGAAGAAGGAGGATTTAGACCATTTGGTGTAGGATATCGCAATAAAACCGTGGTTCCCATTTGGTTAGTAGCCATTGTTTTAGCCATTTTTTCATATGTTGCAGCATTGTCTCTCCAATAGATTTATCCATACGCTTAACCATTTATACAAAAAAGTAAATGTATAATAGTAGATGTTAGAAAAATCACTCATAAAACGATGTCCAACAGAAATAATCAATCTTATATTAGAATTCCATGGATACCATAAAAATCGCAATGGAAAGTACATGCGACAAATCGATGTTGCATCACCAAAATATAATATTCTGCGACATGTTCATGAAACTGTGATAATGTCACGTGGCTGGGGAACCGAATGCAGTTTTGTGAAACAGTTTGGCATAAAATTCTTACAGTATGTTATTACAATAGTCACTTATGACACCTACGTAGAATGGATAATGCGTGTCTATAGTGTATTTCCAACACAAAAATATGTGTTTCGATGTGAAATATATGAATATGATACGATTAGGTTTATTACACATAGCTGAAAATCATATTACGACGAATGGTAATGGTAAATGATAACAACGCGTATTTTATTCGTAAATATAATTTCGATGTATATATATGTGATATCATGTCATACAAAATCATAGTAGCAAGATATGATGAAGATATTCAATGGTTACGTAGTGAAATGATAAATTGTATAATATATAATAAAGGAACTCGTTTAGGTTTCAATAATGAAATTATTTTGGAAAATGTAGGAAGAGAGAGTGAAACATATTTGCAGTATATAATTACAAATTACGATAATCTGCCAGATGTAGTGGTTTTTACACAAGCCAGAATATCAGACCACAAAGGTAGCGATGATGTAAATTATTTGATAAACATAAAAAATCAAGCATTGTCTAATGGAAAATCAGATAATTTATTGATACACAATGATATAGGCGATAATATCTGTTGGGACAAGGAATGGAATTTGCGACAAGACGGTTATTTTTTGAAGGACAATTATAAAAACAACCGCCCGATTACATTTATTGAATGGTTCAAAACGAATATAAGTGCAGATTATCCGAATCCAATCAAAATATATTGCAATGCCATATTTGCTGTTAGAAAAGAATATATCATAAACAAACCAATTGACTACTATAAAAAATTAGTATTGGAAGTAAATCATCACAATAATCCATCAGAGGGACATTTTTTTGAGCGTTCTTGGTATTACATATTTGATTGATTTTACACCACATCACTACTACGCAACCCCACCACCAGTTATTCATTACAATCCAACCGGACAAAATTTATTCTGTAAAACCATCTTACAGAATAAATTTATTCTGTAAATAAAAAAGGGCAAGCGCAGTGCCGATGAATGCAATAGGATACTATGTAAATACCATTCATGCTATTTATGAGATATGAATTCAACCTTGTTTCGTATTGTCTCTTCCCAATAAATATGTCCATTGTAAGTATAATTCTTTGGAACTAAATAATAACTTGTCATTATCCAAGTGACATCGTCACTCGTGACAATCGGTTTAATTGTAAATTTAATATTCATACCCATTTCATAAATCTCGCACACGTTTTGTATCGAAAGGTCTATATATTTTTTCATATCTTTGAATTCATCCGAGATATGTATAATAGAGGTCGGGGAACACGGTTTATTTTTCCTGTCTTCTATATTTTTCATTTTGTATGCGGATTTATAAATTTCTTCGTAGATAACTTCTGGAATGATTTGTTTGATAAAATTCACTTCGTACCCCCAAAATCTATACACACAATTCAATTTCGGTATTCTAAGAATATTCTTGAACGGTTTCATATTTAACTGTCGGATGTATTTTCCATTGCGATTCTTATGGTACCCTTGAAATTCCAGTATCAACAGGATAATATCTGTTGGAAAACGGTCCATTATTGTATTTTATAATTGTATTTTATACTATATCATTCGAAACCAAACATTATCAATTTTGTAAGAGAATCCATTTTGCTACTCCGTTGCGCCACTGCATTCGTCATGATTTGTAAAATTACATAACTGTATTTATTCTGTAACATATTCATACAGAATAAATTTTACATTATACCGAATCATCATACAAAAAAGGAAGCGGTACCTCTACTCATCTCCAAAATTGTCATCGGATTCATCCTCCGAATAATATTGTCCATCATAAAAGTTATTTTTCAAACTACTAATATTGGCATATGCATCCTCTTCACCTTCTACTCCACCCATCGTATCATCCGTAACGGCGAATTCATCATACGCTTCCTCTTCCAACTCCTCCCCTTCCACAATGCCTTCAATAGCACCCGTGGCATCCCGCAATATATTCGCCTGTATAAGACGTTCTCGGTCACTGGTCTCCTTATCATATATAAATAATCCTTTCTGCTCACCCACATTCCACTCATCCAATTTATACGTTTTCTTCAACATCTCAATATTACGTTGGTCCTGTGTTAAATCCTCGAACTTGCTAATAATATACGCCTTTTCGCTGTCCTTGTCTTTGCGCACTTTATTCGCAATCGCATCATACGACAAATTTATCTTCGCCTTGTTTTTCTCCGCTATCTGCAAATACGCCGCCAGCAAATTCGCCACCTTCATCTTCAACGTCTTTTTATCCCCTTCCACAATTTCCACCTCTTGTAAATATTCTGTATCATACATCTTATCCATTACATATTCTGTTTCTCCTTCTTCTAAACGCGAGTAACTCGACCCAAACTGGTCAGCCATGTCCGCATTCAGACGAATCTGTTCTCTCGCCGATTTTTGACGCAAATACACATTCGATTTCACCACCTCCGGGTCTTGAGTCGCCACAATATATTCATGTAACACCGACAAAAACAAATATTCCAACAGCAACAACGTGGTATCTCGATTAAACAACAAGAAATACTCGCGTCCACCCCGCATCATCGGGGCATACAACGGCAAATTCTCCATAAACAAATGCAAGTCCACGAATTTCCTCTGCACTGTCCGTACCAAGTCGTCCAAAAAGACATCTTTAAATAATTCCAACGGTTTATAATAATCACTGTTGGACTTCAAAATCGCCTGTTGGTCATAAATCGACAAACCCCAATAATTGTGCACACGTTCATTGAGTTTCATCTTGGTCAACAAAATGTTCGGAAATACGCGCGACATTTCGTCCACCGCATTCTTTACATAATTGGCGATTTTATAGAGGTCCGTCGACTCCGCCCATCTTGACACCGCGTTCTCTAAAAACGACTGAATCCCTTGGTACTCCGACCCCCGCATTTTACGATTGTTCTCCAAGAATTTTAAAATACCTGGACGAAACGTATTCTGTATGATATCATACAGATGATTCTGAAGAGCACGGCTGGCAGCGATTTTCTTTCGCTCGTATTCCGTCAGAGTGTCCGCACCAGAAGTGTCGCCGGACACCGTGACCAATTTGGACGCATCATATAGATTCAATACATCCAATAATAATTTCTGTAAGGTTTTGTCCAAAATGGGTGACTTCTGTCCCTCATACAAATGAATCATGTCCTTCAGTATCTCCACCGTATTGTGTTTTTTCGATGGTTCCATATGCACAATATTTTCTGTATGAAGAATGCGCATCAGTTCATCGAGCTGTTGGATGGTAAACTTCTTGTCGTTTCGTTTTAAAAACTCGATTTTCCCTTCCAAGGTATCCTTGGGATTATATCCCACTGGTACCCCCGTAAGAAACCCATGGAACTTTGTCGGAATTCCCTGCTGTTTGTCCAATTCACAATAATGAATGAACGCCGCATACAGGTTTTTCTCGGAAACCCCTGTAGATACACCAAGACCACTCAAGGGTGCTGGGCGGACTCGTGAACTGCACAACAACACCGGTTTGGATATTTCCAACACATTATCTACGATTTTACCGAGTGCCCCCAATGTCTTGAGGTAGCGTCCAATCTCGGGATTTTCCTTGGCGAAATACATGAGTGGCAAATAATCTCGCGTGGATTCATTACAACAAGCATTCTGTAAGAACGGTTTGCCAGTGGAAATGGTCGCCAATAAGAGCCGCTTGTCTTGCACGATTTTTTGCACGGCTTCGATGACCGCATATGAGAAATACGATATTTTGCTCTTGAATACCAGGAACTCTTTGCGTTGGTCCTTGTGTCCTTTTTTCATGAGAGAAATGAACTCGTCTTTGAAATCTGCCGATACAGATTTGAGACCACTGATGACATCGGTGTCTACAATCGGTGGCAAAAAGTGTTTCCACCGGGAGATTTGGTGTTCTTTTGGAACTTCCTCCTCTGGATACACCAATAAGTACTCACGTTTTTTCGTATACCGTGCCTCCATCTCCGCATTCTTGAGTACCCCGGTCACGAGAATTTTCTTCATTTGTTCAAACAATATCTTGTCGGTCATTTTACTAATCGAATCCCATGGTTCCACGGGTGTACGCATCTTATATAGGACACATGCAACATATTTTAGACCACTTGTATCCTCTTCTCCCGCTAACGGGAATCCTTTGAAAGATTTCACACACCCAGGCATTGTGTGTTTCGTAACGAACCCAGGTACTTCAGTTTGCACCGCGGCGAATAACACGGACGCAGTAATAAGAATAATCAACTGTTGGCTTCTCTTTTTATAGGGAACGAGTTTGATGCCCTGTTTTTTCTCCTTCTCCTCTGCCTCCTTTTTATAGGTCGCCTCATCGGCAATCAAACGGTCGCATACGGTGGAGGCAACCGACACAACTACGTCACGGACCTTCTCCACAGGAATATCAATGTTGGATGCCACCGCGGAGAGTACATTACAGATAAGTTGTGCACGTTCCGTCTCACATACGACTTTTTTGGTTTGTTTTTGAGAGACGAAGTTCTCATACATCATCTCAGAAGTATCTTTTTCGATGAACGCATGGGTGGAAATCTTGAATCCCTCAGCGGTATATCCCTCTTCCGTAGAATCTTCTACCAGACGAATGGTATATCCACTGTATTTATCCACCACTAAATTGTCGGACTCGCTGGTGACTCCTTGTGCATGACAGATTTCATCCAGTTTTCGCTTGTAATCCTCTCCAGAAACAAAACAGTGAGCAAGTTCATACAAAAAAGCAGGTAACAATTTGGTGTTGGTTTCTTTGCAATATTTCCAGTGGGAATCTTCAGCAAGTGATTCCATCGGTTCGCGACAGTATTCATCATAAAACTGCACAAGGTCGTTCTGTTTTTTCACGAAGTTCGTTTGTCCCAACACGGTTTCGAGAAGAGACTCGTGAGGCGACCGAATAACTTCATCTTGTTCCACGAGCAAAGTTCCCAATGCATAACAATAGTTATTCATTTTTTCCTGTTTGACTTCTTGGAGACGAATGGCACGGTGAATATATTTAATGTGTCTGACAATGGATGTTTCAAGTTGTTGTCTGAATTCATCCACCGAGAGTTCGTAACGTCGGTCAAATTCACGGAGAACATTTTTACGAGCAACTTCTTTAAGATAGTCGATGGGTTCACAGTCGTTTCCAGTAGAACTGCGTTTATTGATGAGACATTTGCGTTCCATATTACAGAACATATCGTTGGTATCCACAAAAGATGTTTCGTCGATGTCGGAGGCATGTACCCAATGATGCGATTTTCTGTAATAATAGGTCACGGAAGTGGGTGGAGCGGCTTCTCCATCTGCTTCTTCAGCCGTACCCGCATCACCCGATGTTGCAGGAGAGCCCTTACGAATTTCCAACACCGCATATTCGCCTTCGGCGACCCGTTTTTTCCCAGCAATGAGTCGTTTTGCGAGTTCCTCCGACAAATTACGTGGGCAATCGTGACGTTGAACCAAGTTCTCCGCTAAAAAGGCAGCAAATTTCTCCGGCAACATTTTCTTTTGGTCCTCCTCATATTTTTTCAACAAATGATACGGGGTTTCATCGTATTCTTTGTCATAATATACGTCTTCTACACCATTATCTTTCTGTAAATCCGTAATGGATGTGTACTTTTTGGAGAGAACCCGTCGGTGACAATCTTGTGCCTTGATTTTCTCGACGTCTCCCATGTCATCCACGTTATTTTCGCTGGTGCTATACAAAGATGCCAAATTATCAGGAGTCATTAACGACGACAATAAGGAACTCAAAAGTTTGGAAAACAGTACTCCATTGTCTTTTTGTAGAACCTTTTCGAGAACCTCAGAAGAAGAAATACCGTCGGCGCCCATTTTTTCAAAAACTTCTTTTTCCGGGAATTTATATCCCGTCAATAAAAGTTCCATGAAATCCTTCTTTTCCATCAGTGCACGCAAGATATACATGGTTTCCCGAGAAATTTGTTTGGCAATATCCGTGTTGGCGTACTGTAAACCAGAAAATTCTTTTCGCTTCTTCTCCAATTCCTCTTTTTTCTGTTTGATTTGTTCAATGATGAATCCACGGATTTCCTGATATTGTGAGAACGCAATGTCTTCCGGATAAATCAAAAAAGGTTCTAATGTTCTCACCACCTCAATGAAGGAGAACTTTTCGCGAATATATTTCCGGAAAATACGCAAGAGAGTTTTTGTATTGGGAACAATCGTCTTTAAAAATTGGTCAAACTTATCGTCCGTACTACCCACCGCCGTCGGCGACAACAAATATCTGCGCATGTTCGTCAAAAATTCCTGTTTCTCCTGTTCAGAGTCATATTCAATCTCCTTGGTCAAATCATCCACAATAAACGGTGCAATATCTGTGTTTTGTTTCAATAATCGAAAAAGCATCATGGGATGTTGATGCAAATTCGCCTTGTCTAACAAATTTGTGCCCGGTAAATGAATACGAGAATAGTTCATTGCGGGGGATGGCAGAAATACCATCGAATGAATGTTCATTTTATCTGGATGAGTAATCTGAATCTGCGTAGACTCGGATTCCGCTCCCATCGCCGAAGAAGTTCGTTTTTGTGTGCGATTGAGCCCTAAATTATATGCCTGTATGACATATTTTCGTTTAACAATATCGAGATGTCTTTGTGCGACTTTCATGACCGAACTATTGAATTCATCGAAATTGTCGACGATGGCTTCCAGGTTGCTTTTGACGAGAACCGAATCCAAATGAAGCTGTTTGTCAGATGTAGCATCCATATTTACAAACGGTGTCATGAGTTCAGATAATTGACGATAGAATTTGACATAGACCCCTTCATCATACATGGGATTTTTATTGTAATAAATCTCCTGTTTGAGTTTATCTTCATCTCCGAGAATTTCGTCCAACAGATTCAAATCATAGTCTCCGGCGGCTGCGCCGCCGGCATAGACATTGTATTGTTCGGTTTCATTGTTATTAAAATAGAGTTTCTTTTTAGCGGAGACTACAGGGAGAACCCAGCTCAATTTAGTATCCATTTGTTTGATGTGTTCCACGAGGGGTTTGTGTAATTTTGGATTGTTCTTTTTGTATTCGCGAATATTGCCATTTTCATCAAACACGGAAAAAAATTGGCGGAGCTCTTTATAACGAAAAATGAGGGTTTTGATTTTGTCCATGATATCTTTGGAACGTTGAACACTTGGAATGGTAGAAAGTAATTCGTCCAACATACTGTTGGTTTGTGCAGACAAAGTATATCTTTTCTGGCTTTCGGGAATTTCGACGACTTGTTCGATGACATCTAAATTTTCTTCAATGACAAGTCCCTTGGTTTTTGTAACTACAGATTGTAATACCCGGAGCGTATTTTCTTCGGCTTCCGCAGTTTCCTGAGCATGAATGTTGATTTCGCCCGTCTCTAAATATTCATAGTAGGGGTCAACCGCAGCATCAGACGCCGATGGAATGGGTTCTGTTGCAGGTCCCTTAGCAGCGATATCTGAAAAACGGACATTCAGAAGAGAAGCCGGTTTGTCACGAATAACGATTTTCTGTATGGGAATATGTTCTGGAAGACCCTTGTACTCGAAATCAATGTAGATGACATGGAGGTCGGGATACGTGGTAACCTCGATTTGGTCTTCTTCTAAATTAGTAATTTCACCGGTAAATAGGGTAGAAATTTCGCCACCGAAATGAATTTCAACCCATGTTTGGGGTAGCAATTTATTCTGTCTGGCATATCCAGGTTCTTCGCTTCGGTCTAACAGATGAATTTCTTGTATGGATTTGTCGGTAAAAGAACCGTCTTCGGGGGAGAGATTCAAGTGCACCTTTTCGAGGGTAGCAACGTCGATGATTTCGAGACGACGTTCATTGATGTAGGATATATAGAAGGTGTTTTCATGTAACTGGGGATGAGTCGGAGCAAGGATTTTAATAATATCTCCTAATTCTAAAGATAAAGAACCCTTGGCAAGGACATCGGCACTATCCGTCGACGGAGATGCTCCACCGGTTCCTTGTCCTTGCTGTTCCCTCTTATCAATAATTTCAGATGATTCTGTTTGATTTGGATACTCCATTTGATATTCCTTTATATAGATAAACATATAAATTTTTATCTGGTTTATATGTTTCATGAGTTTCGCGCGGTTCATGTGCAAAGGTGTAAAAAACAGAATGGACTTGACTTATTGTTGAAGTTTACCAAATTGTAATTGTATGCATTTACGGCGTTCTTCCAAAATTTTTGCATATTTTTTAAGAGTACCCTTTGTCTGGGGGGTCTTTCTGGCAGTTTTGGCAGCAGGTTTTGGCGATGAAACCTTGGTGGATTTGGGCGATTTCACACCTTTTTCTTTTTTGGGCACACAATCCCCCTGTTTATTACGAACAGTTCCGTTTGGACACCTCGGTTTCTTTTCTTTTTTCTGTTCTGTATCCATTTATTCCCGGTTCTATATCATGCATGGAGATTTTTTTCACGCTACCCGCAGTCGGAGGGAATAAGAGCGTGTTTGTCCAACAAACAATATAAAGAATCCGACATTTATTTTAGTAAACCCCGACAAATCGTATTTTATGTCTGACGAACTTATACAAGTCAAATATACTTTGGATACTGTAAATTATCATACAGAAAAAATCCGCACAAAAATCTACAAATCCACACCTACAACAGAATACAAAATCTTGAACTACGACCTCATATGCGACAATGACGAAGAATACGGCATGTACCGTTCAGTTGTCTTATCTCATCCAGAAAACAAAATCCTCTGTTTTTCGCCTCCCAAATCCGTTACACTGGAATATTTTCAGGAAACTTGCTCGGATATTACAAATCCCGATATTTTTATTAACGAAATCATTGAAGGCACCATGATAAATCTGTTTTATGACCCCCGCATTGAATCCTGGCAAATTGCCACCAAGGGCGCCATCGGTGGAAACTATTCCTTTTATAAAACACATCCGTCTATGCACCCACCATCGGATGCTGGTGCTTCCATGACTTTTCGCCAAATGTTTTTAGATGCATTGCGTGTTCCACCTGGAAACGGAAACGACCTAAATGATTTTGTTGGATTCGCCGATTTTTCCAAAGAATATTGCTATATTTTCGTCTTACAACATCCACAGAATCATATTGTGTTGGACATTCAACATCCAGTGGTGTATCTCGTTGCGGTCTATCATGTAGCAGGAGACCAAGACAATCAAGTTGCCTATATTCCACCGTCCATATACGAAGAATGGGACTGCTTTCTCGGTCTCCGTGGGCTCATTGAATTCCCAAAACACTTGAATGACGAAATTACCGAATCCAACTATGACAGTCTTATAGAAAAATATGGGTCGCCGGTTTCAGATTCATATCATCATCTGGGATGTATGATAATGAATTTGAGAACCGGTATGCGAACAAGTATTTTAAATCCCAAGTACAAGGAAGTCCGCGAACTCCGTGGAAACAATCCGAATTTGTGTTATCAATACCTCTGTTTGAAACGCATCGGAAAAGTCATGGATTTTTTGAGTTATTTTCCACAATACAAAAATGTATTTTATCGATTCCATACACAATATGAAAATTTTATTACGAATATTCATCAAGCCTATTTAATTTATTATGTGCGAAAAAGTGGAGTGAAAATTTCCAAACGGTATTTCCAGATTATTTACAAACTACATCATGAATATTATTTGCCTTCGCTCAGTACAAGTGAAAAACGAATTATGCGGAGGTCGGAAATCAAACAAATCATGAACAAAATAGAATTCAATTATGTATATACAAATTTTATATCTTGCGAACGCGAAAAAACAGAAATCTATTTGTTAGATACTCCCACTCCATTGCGCGATAATTTTGTGCAAGAAAATTGAAGTTATTTTGAGAATCGGTTGAATGAAACCATCAATCATCAACCATCATACAATGAACAATTTAGCAGATATACTTGAATGTCCTATTTGTTTGACAGATATTGAAAAAGCAAATATAGCAACACTCGATTGTTGTGTACATATGTTTTGTAAAGATTGTCTCTTACACCACATAAAATGCAGTAGTCGATGTCCACTTTGTAGAAAAATGGCTATCGCATATCATTGTGATTATATTACACATAATATAATCACGGAAGAATGTTCATCATCTCCACCTGTAGAAGATGCATATGACCAATATATGCGCGAAATTTATGAAATTGAATGTTATTTACATGCGAATCAAACATTATATTTTAGTGTGGTGTTTTCAGCTTGTATCACGACATTATTCTGTATGTATCAATCCATTATGTTGATAAAAATATCAATTTAATTCACATTCTGGTTATTTATTCGATTATTTTTTATTTTTTCTGCTGTATTTGCAATATTGTTTTTGAGAAAAACCTTTTGGATGTTTGCAGTTAATACTTTTTTTGTATTTCAGGGACCATTTTCCACCTTTTTTCAATTTCCTGGTCTTGGTTCGTGATTTATTCGATTTTTTACCATCCGACAATTCGGATTGAGTTTCATATATCTTACGCACATGTTCATCTGGAAACACCGATGCAGTATTTTCATTGTCAAATGCTTGATTTTTGAACGCCCATACATCCATACAAGAGCCGTTTAATGGTCCTCGACACACTGGACATGGCAGACTTTCATCTTCATCCATGTATTTTTGTTCATTATGCTGACAGTATTCATTGAAACAATTATTATGAAATTTATGTTTACAAGGTTCACCTTGATAAATTGCCTGTTTGATGCCCAATTTACGAGTACAAATCACACATATATCATTTCTATCATATTCCGTTGGATTTATCCAAGACATGTAATATGGTATATTATATATAAATATATATAAATAATATAATAATCTATTTCTTCATTTGTATCATGAATGATTTCTCAGAAAACATGGAATGTCCAATCTGTTTGACCGAAATACAAACCACTGCAATATTAGATTGTTCGCATGTTTTTTGCAAAGAATGCCTTCTCCAGCATCTTACACAAAAAATTACATGCCCTCTTTGTAGAAATCCATCTAAAACATATCGATGCGAATATATGATATACGATGTCATGATACCTATACCATTATCCATTCAACAAATGCTTATTACAGAAAGGAATACACTTTCACCGTCTCCTTCACCACCCTCACCCGTACCTACAGCTCCTCCTACATTTCCGGTCGACCCATATGCTGTTGAACAAGGAGAATTTCGTCGAACTGTGTATCTAAATCGTGCAGCGAGAGTATATATGTATGTATCTTCTGGTTTAGCCATTTGTATCATGCTATTTCAATTGGTTGTATTGATAAATATTTTGGTGGTGTCCTATCATGTGTTTTGCTACTATGAAATCATCTAATCCATCCCATCCCTTCCATCCTACATTTGCCAATATACCTCGGATAATTTGCATAGATTCTGTATGTATTTGGTGGCGTGTTCCTTGTTTTCAGGACCCATTTGTTTGATGGGTTCACGGATTTTATCGATGGATTTCATGATTTCGTCTGGATTAGACATTCTCGCTAAGTCATCACTGTAATCTTTATCAAAAAAGAAGGAAATATCCCCAGAAAAGATGATGTCTTTGTAACGAAGAACAACATATTTATTCCAGGCTTTAATGATACAAATGGGATTCGCTTTTCTCAATAGTTCCATCGCTTTTTTTGCGTATTTAATATCCTCGTTTTCTGGAAAAATTAAGATAATGTCATCGACAAATTCAAAGAACAAGTTGTTGAATGCTTTTAATATAGTAGATTTATCTGACATAGAAGCTAATAAAAGAGTTATTGTAAAATAACAAGAAACTCTTCTAAATCCTTTTTACGCACATTTTACAATATATCCATCTAACAAAATACCTCGAAACATATCGAAAAAACATCAAAATAAAAAGGAGGGGCAAACGAAGTAGACGGTCGCAGGGGGAACCTATGGTTCCCCTGCTTAGAAGCCAAATGGTGTTACTGGACCGGATTGTTGAATTTCAGTGTTTCGTTGTTGTGTAAGTGTTTCTATAGAAACCGCTTCGCCGATTTTATCTGGACGATACGTATCTGGTGGTGTTGGTATCTTATAAGTATCATGATTCGCCGAAATGTAATTATACATGGGACGTTTGTTGGACCGACCCTTCGCACTCAATTCTTCAGGTGTTAAATCATACAATGTATATTGTTCCGATACGATAGAAACCCCCGCAGAAGAAGGGGTCAATGAAATTCCAATCGGTTCTCCATTGTCCCTTTGAGCAACAACGTTTTTTTCCTGAACCGCTCCATGGAAATACTTGATGATTTCTCCACCATACACAGCTAAATAGTTTTTATCACGTACCAACATGGCAGGCACACTATGAACATTCGGGGGTAACATGACTTTTTGTCCATTTTCTAATTGAATCAGTACTTGACCGGTGGTCTTATCCACCGTGCGTTTATCGATACAGATTGCATTTAATTTGTCAATAAGTCCATTTTTCGATATATACTGTATGACTTTTTTTGAATTTTCGCAGTAATTGCTATAATATAATATATTCATTATATCATATTGTATGATTGTAATGGAAGGTGTCTGAACGCGGTTTTTATTCAAAATGCTTATTCAGTTTATTATAACTATCTAAATTATTGTATTTGCAAATTTTATGTGTATCTCTTATATCACAACCAGATGATTTGCTACAAACTATCAAGCATTCGCTCATTTTTTTTACCCATCTTATATATTTTTCATTTACAATTATGTTATCATCTGTTTTGATATATACTGTTTGATTATTTTCCATTATGATATAAGAATAATGGATTATAGTTTTATATAATTACAATATTATATAAAATATTTGCATCGAAAATGCGCAAAGTAACTATTCCAATCCATTCATTTCCTCCCGCTGAGCGGGCTTCTCTAAATGGAGTTGATACACATGGAATATAATAATCTATTTTGGAAATAGAAAATCAAATATCCGACCGCCAAAGTAAACATTTGGAAATAAAAAGCACCGTCTCTCTTTTTAGTAATACCAATATACAATGTAGAGAGTAATACAATGGCTAAAAAGGCAAAACCGATGACAGATAAAAAGTAAAACCAGATACAGAAATCACGAGGAAGAGGTGCAAACAAAGAGAGTTCCATTATAATCTAACAGAATATTTTATTCTGTTTGGTTCTCTTTCTCATTTTTGGTTGTTTACTAAATTTCTGTAAAAGAACGAAAAGAAAAAGATAAAGAATATGTATATAATATATCAATGGACAATTCATTTACATGGAATATAATACAATCCTTTTTTCAGGATGACCCACAATCTTTAGTCAGACATCATATTGAATCTTATAATGATTTTTTTACGTCGGGCATCTACAAAATTTTCAAGGAAAAAAATCCAATACGTCTTCAGACAAATTACGACGAGAACCTCTTTAAATATGACGACTCCACTCTTAAACTAAATCCAGATTTAGGACTCGGAGAATACAGAACTCAAGCTCTTTTGTATTTCGGTGGCAAAGATGGTTCTCGTATTTATTTTGGAAAACCGGTTATTTATGACGAAGACCGTGCTCACTACATGTATCCCAATGAAGCGCGTCTGCGCAACATGACCTATGGAATGACCATCCATTATGATATTGAAATTGAATACATCAACATATTGAAAACAGATGAATCTCCGGATATTGTATTGGGTGGTGCCGTCGCCGGAGGCGACAACCTTCCTCAATCCTCCGAATATGAACTGTTAGACAATTCCGATGAAGACGATGCAAGCCAAACCGACGACGAAACCTACATCGGTTTCAAATCCGCAGAAATACTCCCCACCGAAACACTCCCCACCGAAACTACAGGAGGCGCACCAAAAACAACTGTCAAACAAACTGTTCGTAAACAACGCGCGGCAACACTCGCCAAAGTTCTTCGACAAAAAACACCTGCAGAAATTGCCAAAATTCGCGAACTCACTGCTAAATCCATGGTGTCTGAAAATGTCCAAAAAACAACCGCTGTCTTAGAAAAAATTTACCTCGGCAAATTCCCCATCATGGTTCAATCGGATTTCTGTATTCTCGGTGGTCTCTCCAAAGACGTTCGTTTCCAAATGGGCGAATGCAGAAACGACATCGGTGGTTATTTCATCATCGACGGAAAAGAAAAAGTGGTTATCCCACAGGAAAAATTCGCCGACAACATGCTCTACATTAAAAAAGACACCAATGACCTGTATTTGTACTCCGCCGAAATCCGTTCCGTGTCAGAAAATGTGTCGAAACCCATTCGAACTCTCTCTGTGAAAATCCTTGCTCCTACACCCACATACAGTAATCTGAATATTGTGGTCAATATACCCAATGTCCGTAAACCGGTGCCATTGTTCATTGTGTTTCGCGCTCTCGGCATTTTATCCGACAAGGAAATTATTACCATGTGTTTGTATGATTTAGATAAACACAGTCATATGTTAGACCTCTTTATCCCATCTATTCATGATGCGGGAGGAATCATGACCCAACAAACGGCACTGGATTTCATCGCGGTTCTCACGAAAGAAAAAACAACCGCTATGGTATTATATATTCTGTCGGACTATTTCTTGCCACACGTCGGTGAAACGAATTTCATACAAAAAGCATATTACCTGGGACATATTGTTCGCAAACTCCTCAATGTATATACTGGTATAGAGAACGAAACCAACCGTGACAATTTCAAATTCAAACGAATTGAAACACCTGGTTCTCTTATCTCCGATTTATTCCGCGAATATTATAATCTCCAACAAAAAGCGGTTCACTTGTCGCTCGAATCCACCCTGTATTATAACCAACAGGAATATGAGAACAATTTGGCACAGCTCATTCAAGATAAGAAATCCATGTTTGAAGATAAAGACCATCGACAAGTAGACAGTGGCTTTAAAAAAGCATTCAAAGGAAACTGGGGGTCGAAAACACACACCAAACGTATTGGTGTTGTACAAGATATGAATCGTCTGTCACATAATACGATGTTAAGTCATCTTCGTAAAACGAACTTGCCATTGGATTCCAGTGTAAAACTGGTTGGACCCCGTGTTCTCCATGCCTCACAATGGGGGTATTTTGACCCCATTGATACACCGGATGGAGCCAATATTGGATTACATAAGCATTTGTCTATTTCTTCTTATATTACGAAGGGTTATTCGCGAGAACCTCTTATAAAATGGTTGCGCGAAAAAGTGAAACTGAAAATCGTAGAAGAATGTCCAATCGTTCTCCTTGCACAATATACAAAAGTGTTTGTGAATGGTTATTGGGCAGGAATGGTTGAAGACCCTGTTCAATGCACTACTTACATGAAATTATTTCGTAGAAATGCATTGCTTCCTATTTACACGAGTGTATCTTTTGATATCAAACAGAATACGATTTTTATTTATACAGACGAAGGACGTCTCACGCGTCCTATTTTTTACCGAGATGATTCTGTTAGACAATCACAAGAAAAATCGCTCGAGGAAGGTGCGGATGCCGCGGGTTCCGGGTTCTTTTTCGCCTCAGAAAAGAACGCCATCCGACGACAAATCGAGAGCGGCGATTTTACCTGGCAGCAACTCATTACTGGGTTCAATGAAAAGAAAGAATCCGCGGAATTTCATCCTAAAAAACTGAAAATATATGAACTGTATGAACTCTACGACGGCGTCGACAAAGAGGTGAACCCCGCGAAATTGGAGAGATTTTTAACGAAAAAAGCAGTGATTGATTATGTGGATACCAGCGAAAGCGAAGACATCTATATTGCCGTCAATAAAGAAGTACTACAACAATCCAGTGAAAAATACACCCACATGGAAATCCATGAATCCCTGATTTTCGGCATGATGTGTAATTTGATTCCATTCCCACATAACAACCCGGCGACACGTAACTCCTTTTCTTGTGGACAGAGTAAACAAGCAGTTTCGATGTATCATACCAATTTTCCTGTAAGAATGGACAAATCAGCCGTCGTGTTAGCCAACCCACAGATACCTCTCATTAAAACCAGATATATGGATGTGATTAATGGAGAAGAAAACTGTTATGGTGAAAATGCGATTGTAGCGATTATGTGTTATACTGGTTACAATGTAGAAGATGCGGTCCTTATCAACGAGGGGTCGTTGAAACGCGGTCTACTTCGAACCACCTATTATTCTACTTATGAAACCCATGAAGAAAAAACGAAAAACTCTCGGGATGTTCTCGAAAGTGAAACTCTATTTACCAACATTGAAAAATCAGAGAACATTATTGGAACCAAACCTGGATTTGAATACAACCATTTAGATGAACACGGTATTATTAAAGAAGGCACTGAATTACACGATAAAATGGTCGTCATTGGAATGTCGTCGCTCATTGACCCAAAAAGTGCTCTGCGTGTAGATGCATCGAAGGTTCCGAAAAAAGGGCAACTCGGTATTGTGGATAAAACCTTTATCACAGAGGGCGAAGAAGGAGAACGCATTGCCAAAGTACGCGTTCGCGAAATTCGTATTCCCGCGATTGGTGATAAAATGGCGTCGCGTGCAGGACAGAAGGGAACGATTGGAAATATTATACCAGAGTCCAACATGCCGTTTACGCGCGACGGTCTGCGTCCCGATATTATCATCAATCCACATGCCATTCCATCGCGTATGACCATCGGTCAATTTGTCGAATGTATAACAGGCAAAGCATGTGCACTATTGGGTTGTTTCGGTGATGCTACAGCTTTTAGTACGATGAAGGCAGGCGAACTCAGTGAAGCACTTGTGCGGAATGGGTTTCATTCCAGTGGAAACGAGATAATGTATAATGGTATGACGGGTGAACAAATAGAAGCCGAAATATTTATGGGTCCGACCTATTATATGCGTCTCAAACACATGGTAAAAGACAAAATCAATTATCGTGCGCGCGGACCCATGACTTCTTTGACCAAACAACCTGTGTCGGGGAGGGCTAACGACGGCGGGCTGCGTATAGGTGAAATGGAACGTGATAGTATTATTGCACATGGTGCAACGAATTTCTTGACCGAATCCATGATGGAACGCGGTGACAAATATTATATGGCGGTATGTAATCAAACAGGTATGTTGGCGATTTATCATCCGGAGCAGAACTTGTTTATGAGTCCGATGGCGGATGGACCGATTCGATTTGTGGGGTCGGTTGCAGAAGGCAATATTAGTGTGGAGAACATTACAAAACATGGGCGGAGTTTCAGTGTAGTTCGTGTTCCATATACCTTTAAATTATTGATGCAAGAAATGATGTGTGCCAATGTGGCGATGCGTATTCTTACAGATGATAATATTGACCAAATCGAGAACTTGTCGTTTTCTTCGGGGGTCGAATCTAAAGAAATTACAGAGAACCTTCGTGCGATGTTGAAGGGAGAAAACTTGAAAAAGGAAAAGAAAATGGTTCAACAGCTGCGTGCGGATATCACACCAGAACCCTCTCCTTCGCCTCCCGGAATCACAGAAGTGCCTGCCGGAGTGCCTGCCGGAGTACCTGCCGGAGTACCTGCCGGAGTCGCGTTGTTTGAACCTACCACACCATCGATGAGTCCACCGATGCCCTCTCCTCAGTATACTACAGATACACCTGTCGACCTATTTCCATCATCACCGCAGCTCACCTCGCCCGGATATCCATCTCCTGAATATGCAAGCGCAGAACCACCAGTGTTTGGTGGCAGTGGAGGATACCAACCTGGTTCACTCGTAAGTCAACGAGGTGTTTCTTCTTCTACAGATACAAATAATATATGGCAAGTGAAAAACACGGGACCCGAATTTACAACGATTATAAGACATGGTGGTAGCGATAGCATTAGTGGTGGAGCCGGAGACGAGATATTGGTGGTAGATAACAATGAAATTTTCCCATACCAAGGTATGCCAACTACTGGGTATTATCCAACACAGTATCCATCTCAGATGTCCGACCCATTTCTTACAGAAAATTTATTGGCACGAGAACAATCGATTGTAAATCCGTATAAACCACCTGATATAAATCTAACAGTTATTAGTGGAAATAATAATAAAGTTGACGGGGTTCCAGTTTCATCCGGAACATCCAATAGTTCGCAACCTATACAAGGAGGGTCTAATACAATTTCTACTGTAGGTCAATCTGTAAGTCAACCCGAACCAGAGAAAAAAGACAATACACCTGCACCTGCACCTAAAAAAGAGGCTGGAGGGGTACTCGATTTTCTCACGGGCGGATTCCTCATTAAAAAAACGGGTTAATCCTTAGAAATAAAAGTAAGGATAAACTATATAAAGAATTATAGTTCTTTATATATAACAAAATGCCAAAAATATGCGAATTTGAAAACTGCAGATGTCAAGCAAGTTATGGTGAATATTATGGTAAACCAATACGATGTAAAAATCATAAAGAAGAGTATAAATTAGTGAGTAGATTATGCCAACATCCTGGATGCCAAACACAACCATTTTATAACTATCCTGGTGAATCAACTGCAATATTTTGTAGTCCTCATAAATTGGAAAACATGGTGAATATAAAATCTAAAAGATGCCAACATCCTGGATGCCAAAAACAACCATTTTATAACTATCCTGGTGAATCAACTGCAATATTTTGTAGTCCTCATAAATTGGAAAACATGATGGATATAAAGAATAAAAGATGCCAACATCCTGGATGCCAAACAAGACCAGCTTATAACTATCCTGGTGAATCAACTGCAATATTTTGTAGTCCTCATAAATTGGAAAACATGGTAGATATAAAATCTAAAAGATGCCAACATCCTGGATGCCAAACACAACCAAATTACAACTATGCAAACGAATCAACTGCAATATTTTGTAGTTCTCATAAATTGGAAAACATGGTAGATATAAAATCTAAAAGATGTGAACATCCTGGATGCCAAAAACAACCAGCTTATAACTATCCTGGTGAAACAAAAGCAATATTTTGTAGTTCTCACAAATTGGAAAACATGGTAGATATACAGAATAAAAGATGCCAACATCCTGGATGCCAAAAACATCCAGTTTATAACTATCCTGGTGAAACAAAAGCAATATTTTGTAGTTCTCATAAATTGGAAAACATGATAGATATAAAATCTAAAAGATGTGAACATCCTGGATGCCAAACGATACCAAATTATAATTATCCTGGTGAATCAACTGCAATATTTTGTAGTTCTCATAAATTGGAAAACATGGTAGATATAAAGAATAAAAAATGCAAATCCAATGATATTTGTATGGGAACCAGAGCCAATGTAAAATACAAAGGGTATTGTGCTCGATGTTATCAACATCTATTTCCAAATGACCCATTGAGTTTTCAAATCCGTTCAAAAACAAAAGAAATTGCTGTGAGAGATTATATCAATTCAATTTTTGAAGGTTTCCAACATGATATACCATTATGGACAGGTAATTGTTATTGCACACACAGAAGAAGAATTGACCATCGGAAATTAATCGGAAATACTCTGTTATGTATCGAAACAGACGAGAATCAACATAAAAATTACGATAAAGCAGACGAAGAAATACGATACGATGATTTAATGATGTTGCATGGAGGGAAATTTGTGTATATTCGTTTCAATCCAGACAAATACAAAGATAAAAACGGCAAATCGATGAATCCGATGTTATATACTCGTTTACCTGTTTTACGCAAAGAAATTGAAAAACAAATAAATCGAATTCAAAATGAAGAGAACACGGAACTATTGGAAATAATCAAATTGTATTATAACGAATAAACAAACATAAAAATACATTATGTATTTATTTTATTACGTAATGTATCAAAACTATATTGACTATTTGAGAAGCCTTGGTCCTGAAAATTTTGAACAATGTGATTTCAAATCATCTTATGTATATCGTGGAATATTGGAACATGTCAGTTATGACTACGGATTACAATATCTACAATTGATTGAAACAGAATTCCCACACATTACCACTGATAATATAACAGATTTCATTGAAATCAATGATAGATATGGAAAACCAAACAAACATAGTTTTACATTTCAACGTACACCGCAAACGATATATTGTAGTCCAACCACATTGAGATACATATACCATGCTTTATTGATATTACAACATTATAAGACAACTGAGTGTGAGAACATGTGTGAAGTTGGGTGCGGTTATGGTGGTTTATTTTTAGCCATCAATTTCTTTTCGAAAATATTAGATATCTCTGTGAAACAATATCATATCGTAGATTTACCAGAGGTCTGTAATTTGATTGTTATGTATTTGAATGCAAATAAAAAGTATATTCATATCGATGTTTGTTTGCACGATAATAGTACGTATGGAAAAGATATATCCGATGATAATTTGTTTTTTATATCCAACTACTGTTATACAGAAATAGAAACACAACATAACACGGCATATTCGAAGGTTCTCTTACCTAAAACAAAGAATGGTTTTATTTTATGGCAAAATGGCGGAAATGGTGGTAGTTATCCAGTAGAAAAACGTGATGATATACTTGGTAAACAAACAATTCAGTTTTGTGAAGAAAGACCCCAAACAGATGCAGGTCATGGAATTTATAAAAATTATTTTGTGTATTATTAGACATCTCCATCTCCATCTCCATATAATTTATTCTGTCAGATAATCATACAGAATAAATTTGTAATCATGAAATGTTATTCAAAACAGTAACACGTAATTTATCAAACATGGCTGTTTCAATATCATTTGTTTCGAATTGTTGCTCGATACATTTATGAAAAATATAAAATACTTGTTTACCAAACAAAATTGTGAACAACTCATAATTCATTTGAGTTTCGGTTGTTACTATATCTCCATATAGATGTGTAATACATTTTTTAATTTCATCATTGAGTTCTTTGAATTTCTCATTTTCAGTCATTTTCACTAATAATTTTTTGAATTCTTCTACCATTTTCTCATCTAAAATTTCATTTGAATGAAATACTTGTAAGAGTTGATTACAATATAACTTATCACAAAAATACTCTAACTCGGAAGGAGGATTATACCCTTTATATTTATCATACAATCTGAATATTTCGTTATTGATAATATGGTAAGTTAGTTCCACATTGATGTTATACATAATGTAACAGTATATTTTTTATTATGTTTTACCCAGTTTGAAATGTTAAAAGGTGTAATATTTCATTTCAATTTTATAGTATAAAAAGGAGGGGCAAACGTAAGTGCATATGAAATGGAATACGAAAGGGAGGGGGTCGCAGGGGCAACGAAGCATAGTAACCTTGGTATTATGAAATGCCCCTGCTAAAGTTCACGAACAAACACGATATTACCGCGTTGACTATATACATGGTGGTCAAAACACATATTATGATACCAGCAGTCCTCTCCGCATAGCAATATCACTTTATTTGGCTCATAGACAGAAGACACCAAATCATAATATGGGACGCCACGATGATAGGACCCATAAATAACAATATCATAATATTTATTGCGAATGTCTTCTTCTATAGAGACATCACGTGAACCATCTCTCAAAGACGGGTCGACAATATCCGAATAAGTAAATCCTCTGCCATACAATCCTCTGTAATCAATCGGTTCTCCTCTATACACATGAGGAATTCGCGGATAATCATGACACCCATTCCCCAGAACCTCTTTCATTCCAGCCAATGTAACACAACGCAAATAATCTTCACCGGTTTGTCCCGATAAATACAGCACCCGTTTTGCATCGGAAAATCCCGCCGTATTCAATACATATTTCGCCATATTACCCGCAGTAAATCGGTCCTCCAAAAGAGCAAGAAAACGGTCGCGTAATGAAGCATATGCCGCCAAGTCTTCCGGAGTAAGCGACTCTATGGATTTATTTTCAAAGGCGGTTCGATAGAGGGCATTCGCCTCTAATAACATCTGTTTGTCCCACAGCGCCATGGTATTTTCAGGGCATTGTTCGATATCTACGAAATATGGAACGCAACCACACATCACGATTTCATAATGACGCATACAATCCCATCCACCTTTTTTCATAGTTAGAGCAAAATAAGATTCTTTGTATTGCTGATAATAACTGTCTTCCGTTTCATATATGTAGGTTGATGTATCTCCTGGAATTAATGGAGATAGAATACGGTTTTTTTCTGCGAAAACCAAGGAAGATTTTACTGTTTGAAATTTTTCTGTAGGAATACTGAAAGAAATTGGATATGTATTCGTCATGAAACTATATGAATATGTAAAATAAAAACAATAATCTTTATATACATTCGAGAACATCCATGAAAAAATCCATCCAAAACAACCAACATCCATGAAAATATCTATCCAAAACAATCAACAAAAAACTGTCCAAAACAACCAACATCCATAATATCCATGTAAAACAACCAACAAAAATCCATCCAAATAAAAGGAAGGGGGTCGTAGGGGGAAACGTAGTTTCCCCTACAAAATTGATTTATAACAGATATAAAAATCCAATGGTATATTATACAAACATTCACAAGCATGTCTCAATCAAGCAACCGAATTTTAAGCATATATAAATCCAGAAACACCATCATTGAACAACTTCGAATCTTAGATTACAATGTATCTGAATACGAGAATTTTAGTATCAATGAAATTGATACCATGTGTAAACACGACCAATTAGATATGCTTCTTACACGCGAATCCGATAAACATAAAATCTACGTAAAATATTTATTAAACACAAAACAAATCCAACAAACTACATTGAACCAACTCATTGAAGATTTATACGACATTGAAACCGTTTTAGAAAAAAAAGACACCCTGATGATTGTATCGAATGAAGAACCCAATGAAACAATTATGAGTAAGGTGAAATATCTGTTTGACAATGACCAAATATTCATCGTAATTCATTACATCAAACGTCTTCAATTCAACATTTTGAACCATGTTCTCGTACCCAAAAGTCGTATCCTTACTTCCGATGAGTCGAATGAAATCAAAACAAAATACAACCTTCAAACACTCGATAAGTTACCGGAAATCTCGCGATTTGACCCACAAGCACTTGCCATGTGTTTACGACCGAATCAAGTCATCGAAATCAATCGTAAAAGTGACACTGCACTCGAATATAAATATTACAGGATTTGTGTGTAAGATATCCTACAAAATCACTTCAGTATCATGTTATCATGATATCATGTTTAGGAATCCTATCGCGCCAGTAGAAATATTCGAAATCTTCGAATATGATATAATATCTGTAATATATAAATAAAATGCCAGAACAATCCTATTCTATCGGATTTGGACCCAATGATTTTTTTTATTCGTATACAAAAGAAGAAAAAATATTACAAACCATTCCATTTGATATTTCCAATTTGATTAAGTGGTGCCAATCTCGTAATTCATCCCTGGAAATCACAGATGACGACCGTAATAACACGAGTCTTTTGTTCCAATCAAAAATATCAGACATTATTCTTGACCCAGTAAATCGTGATGATTTCGTTAACAAATATATGCCAGGAAATGTCTACATCAACAACAATTTCAATAGTATCGCGCTCAATCTCATGGCATCGAGTGAGCCATCTGTCTCCAATAGTGCACCAATTACAGGAAACATCGTTATTGACACCAATAATAGGTCAATTCCCAAAATGAATCTCGACATTTCTGCTGGAAGTACTCTCAATTATTCTACACAAGGTTCACAATGGAATAAAGACATCTCATTGGATGCCAAGATTAAAAACAATTCTATGTTAGAATACAACCCACCCGCTGGTGCATTGACAAATTCGGATGGAACTGTCCGAAAAATTACGGTGTCTGGTACCACACGAAATCCTCGATGCAAATTCGTCAACAATTGTACTGAGAACCACGCCCATTTTGATAGTTGTACAACTCAAACCTTTGTAGATAAAAACACCGGACAAAGTTATTGCAAATGCGTATGTACAGGTCCCATAACAGTTAATAATAAACCACATTCTCATTGTAATGAAATTAATTTGGAAGATACGCGAACAAATGGTTTAGACGCAAATTGGGTAAATCAATACAAATCAAATACTACACTTACTACGGTTCTCAAAAACATCACATTGAATTTGAATGCAAATTTCCTGAAGTCATCGACTGCATCCAATATTGACGGAAAAATGGTCGCGAATTATGCAAATGCCACCGAGTTAATAAAAACCGACTCCAACATCCGAAACCTCATTTATGACTATTATATGGAGGTCATTGATAACAAATACAACCAACAAAAGCTGTTGGATAACAATACATTTAATAATACAGCGAGTCTTATTCACAAAGATGCTACCAGAAGTTATAAGAAACAGTATTTAGAATTATTTAATATCACAGCCGGTATCTTTTTGGCGTCGACTTATCTATATGTTCTCTTGAAAAAATAAACATACAGAAATGCACCTTCCCATGCCCCCCTACCACCGATACGGCACCAGGAATATATTCTTATAATATAAATAAGTATATATCCATGTCACTCCCTACAGAGAATCCATTTTTAACTAAAAATTATATGGTTTATGAAACCGATGAGTTATGGATGAATTGCAATACCTCGGTTTATACAAGCACCTCAAGAATTCACCGACTCGAAGACCCCGCACCCACCAACCAAAAATATACATCTGTTGGACCCCTCTCTTACAAAGAAATCGAAGAATATATTGCCAAACAACTCACAGATTTATATACCAAGGTCAAATTGGCAAAACGATGTGATAACTACGGACTTGCCATGAATAACAACACATCCATTGTTTTTCCAACAGAATGTAATGCAACCTTTACGAATTTTTCGAATATGGATATTGAATTGATGCGACGAAACATTAAACTGGGTAATAACGCAAAATACACCAGTCAATTGAAAACAGGTGCAGAGTTCGATTCCTTTTTTTATACAAATGATTATCTTACACGTCAAACCAATCAAAATGCCAAGAAATCTATCTGTCAGAGAATCGCAGATTTGGTACAAATGTTAACGGATGTAGAAACCATTTTGAAGAATATGAACACAGAAGAAGTAAAACAGAATTATCCAGACCAATATTCCGCCATTGTTCAAAGAGTAAATGCCAACAAACAAATGCGAACCGAATTAGATGCAAAACTTCGAGAAATTTATGCCGGAAATGGTTCTCGTTTTGAAAATTCAAAATTGTATTTGGATTCAACGGTTTATACAACGGTATTGTGGACAATTTTAGCAACAACCCTGTTGTATTATTTTTTCAGAAAATTATAAGGCAATAGTATAAGTATCACTTGCTCTACTTTCCATGTATAAAAAAACCGATAAATTTCATACAGAAACTTTTGTGTCTATTGCACAAGTACAAGACAGTGTAAATACAATACAAAATTTAGAAGGTTCAATTACACGTATTGACATATCTGCGAATACGAATTTTAAAGACATTTCCAACAATTTGAATGTCTACAAAAAAATGGCAACCTATTTAGAACAAAAAAACGATGTATACCACTACACGGATAAAGTCGACCCACAAATTCTGTTGGCACAAAATCCACCGAAAGATATTCGATATGTTATCAATGACGATATCAACAAAATTAAATTATATCAAAATACGATTTATATAAGTGGCGCGATTGCCTGTGCGACTATTCTTCTTGGGGTCGTGATGTTAATGAAAACCTAAGTATACCACTACCACGGTAATATATTATATTACAATATACTATATTAGAATATTTCGATGTCATCAACATATCAAACTGATTTAAATGATATTCAATCTTTATATTCCGGTAATATCATGGATGTATCGTCGGGAAGTGCTCTGCAGAATTTAAATTCAAAATTATCTTCTGTAACGACTTCCTTGTCTCAACTTCAGGATATTAAACAAAATGCACTTTCCAAACAAAATGATGTCAAAAATATCGTAGATAGTGAAACCAAACGTTTAGCCGACAAAAAAGAAGTTATCGATAAAGCAATGGAATCACAGAAACGTATCATCTTTTTCAATGACAACAGTCGAAAACGGTATTCAGCATATTTGAACATTGTAATCACTGTAGCAATTACTCTCTTTATTCTCTTTTTATTACGTGTTTCACAGGTTCAATTTTCATTTATACCCGAAGGTCTTTTTATTGTTTTATACATTATTGTGATTTCTGTTGGAATTATCTTTATATATCAAATTTATTCAGAAATCCGTAAACACAATTCATACAATTTTGATGAATTGAATTTCAACTCGCCACCTATTCCTACAACTGTGCCTGGGAGAACCGATGCATCCGGGAACCCATTTGACTTTAATATGATGGGTTGTGTCGGTGAAAGTTGCTGCGATGAAGGAACTACATGGGACAAAAGTATTGGCAAATGTATCAATCCAGCATTGACACAGGATGTAGAAGTAGTAGATTCCACCAAGGGTAGCACAACCACCGGTGTAGTTGCTGCCACATCTCCATCTCCTACATTGTCTGCGGGAGAAGTGTCTGGATTATATGGTTCGTCTGATGACAACACCATTGATTATACAAATGACACAGACTATGGAGGATTTTTGGATGACAATAAATTACAACCATTCACTACGAGAACATCCACTTCCGTATCAGCGTATCCTTCACCATTGGATGCTTTTGAATACAAAGGATATACCTCTTACAAATAAAATAATTGCGATGAGGGCAACATATTATATATTGCATTATATATAATATAGTACATGACCAAAGAATATACAAAAGATGATTTAGATAGTGTAATCAATCGCATTGGGTCAGACCGTGAAAACAGTATTATTAACTTTCAACAACAAGTATACAACAATTATTCACTATTGTATGACAAAGTGAAAACAGAAAATACGCAAATATCCAACACATCCGATGGTATTCAAAATGCAAATTCCGCAAATGGACAAAAATCCAAATATGTCTATCAATCCACTCAAATTTTACAGAGAATTTATGGAGTTCTCTTTTGGATATATTTAGTGTTAGCGATTGGATTGTCGGTTGTCATCTATATGTTCTCCAAACAAGGACTATATATGAAAATTTTCTGGATATTGGTCATCCTATTGTTCCCATTCTATATTTATCCACTGGAAACTTATGTGTTTGAAATCTTGCGATATCTCTATAGTTTGACATTGTCAGTCGTGTACGTAAACAACTATTAGTGTTAGATGATGTTAGACGGTGTTAGATGATGGGTCATACACAATAATATGTGCATGGTCAATTTCTAAGATAGACCGCAAATTTGGTGGATTTACATAATACACAATCTGAAGAGGAGATGTATATGAAAATTGTAGATACTTTGCATGAATTTCAGCAATCGTGTTCTCGATTTCTTCTACGGAAACAACTCCACCGACTTTCCACAAACAATAATGTTTCAACCGCGGGTCAAAATGATACGGAAATTCATTTTCAAGCAAATATAATTTACCGACATAATGTTCACCAAATGGTCGCAAAGCACATTTTTTATCCGTATCTCCTGGAGTATTATTCAATGGAAGACCGAGACGATTACAGAGAATATAATCCGCAACTGTATCCCATTCTGCATGCGTTTTTTCTATAAACTGGATATATCGGTCATGTTGTTCATGTGAACGACCGAGCAAGTCCAGACGATTTGTATCGATAATTTCACATAATGTATCAAATGACATTGGTTCAGATAATAATCGTCTTGCTTCTGGAGAATAAGATGTGGTGTAAGAATCCATAAAATATATATATATTATCAAAATTATTTTTATCTAACTATCCAAAAGTATTGTATAAAAACATATGGAGAATTGTAAAATACGAAAAAACATAAATACATGAACATACATATAATAATACGTATGTTCGGTATTATTAAAATTTTCCTATGTTTGCTACCCACAATTGTTTTTCCATTTTCCACTTCATCTACTCGGTTATTTTCAATTGTGTCTGCACAAAGACAACCTCAACCATTAATGTTACCGATACCGATGATGTCTGTTTTACCTCCATTAAAAATGCATATACAGAATGAGTCTTATACACTCAATTCGAATATTCCAGATAAATTTCATTCTTATGTTCAAATTACACGGATTAATAAAAACTTTGTCCCGACCACCGTTCTCATATTATTATCCGGATGTATTGGTAACTCACAGTGGAAACAATGGTTTTTTACAAAAAGGTTTGTATCTATTTTTATGATGGTTCATCTTATTACCAGTGCCAGTATGGTTATCAATGATATTTTTGACTTGCGCATTGACCGTATTAATAATCCGATGCGACCTCTTGCTTCTGGAAAAATTTCACTGCGAGAAGCCGCCACATTATTTATCGGTCTCAGTGGAATCTGTATGTATATAGGGCGTCAAATACCCACGAGATTGCATCCATATTGGGTGTCTTCTTTGGTGTTAGTAACCGCTTACACGCCGATTTTCAAACAAATTACTTTCTTGAAAAATGTGGTTTGTGCAGGCATTGTGACATTGACAGTTCCATTTGTTGGATTATCCACTGCGCCTCCATTATCGACATTGAAAACATTACCGTGGATGTTATTTTTTATGAATATTTTATTTGTACATTCATTTTGTAATGAAATCCTCTTGGATATGTTGGATATTGAAGGAGATGCATTATGTGGAATTCCGACACTTCCCGTGATTCTGGGAAAATACCGTGTACTTCGATTTCTCATGACTGGATTATATGGCAATGCATTGATGGTTGGATTATCTGTTTTATTTACACGAAATTATAAGCGAATGGGTATGATGCTTTCTACTTTGGTGATTACATATCATCAATTATTATCCCATATGCGTGATATCTTACAGAGTTATTTCTCAGAAAAAACTATACGACATACGATTTCATCTTCTACTCAATCAATGGTGTTTTGTTTTATTATGTATATTCTATACAGTGTAGGATAATACACATTACATGAATTACAATTGTAAAATCAACATAAAAAATATACATGTAATTATCATATAATTTAGATTCGAAGATTACAGATGAATTTATTTGCGATTGCGATTGTCACCTTAATGAGCGGATTTGTGAATGTTGTCGGTGTTTTTTCATTTTTTACATCTACACTTAAATTACCGGAAACCGTTCCCGAAATATCATTGGATAAATACATTGGTCATTGGTATCAAGTGTATGGAGCTCCTGCAAATATATTATTTCAAGGATATGGAATATGTATTACAGCCGATTATGGTTTATTAGATGGAGGAAACATTAGTGTGGTGAACAAACAACTCAATGAATATGGAGAACCAGAACAAATATCTGGATATGCCTATTGTAAAAATCCGCTTTCTCCAGGTAAATTGATGGTTCATTTGGAAGGGGTTCCAGTCGATGGTCCTTATTGGATTGTCAAATTGGGCGAAATCGTAAATGATGAATATACTTACAGTATCATTACAGTTCCATCCGGAATATCTCTGTGGGTATTAGCGCGAGATGTGGATACATTTATGGAATATTACGATGATGAAGTAAATGATTTTTTGGAAGAATATGGTTTCAAATATGTACCTATTTCACAAGAGTTTTGTGAAAGTAATGGCGCGGACTTCTATACTAAGAAGATTATAGAGTGATTATCCATCCTCTCGATATAGACACAATTCATAAATATATAACTCACAAATGTTATATATTTATTTTACAAAAGTAAGGAGCTACCAATCTATATCATTATGGGTAATGACCGTCGCATTCATTAACTTCCAAGTTAATGCCATCAATTTATCATAATTCGACATCAATAAGTTCTTCGCTGTTTGATATGCATCCGACACCAGTTCCAATGATTCATTATCACTCATTGTTTTCGTATTCTCCGAATATTTACTCCCCATTGCCAAACTACGTCCCAAAAACGGATTCGAATCGTCGCTTACGTCTTCATTAAAAAAGACCTCCAATTCTTTTCCCATACCAAAATTCCCAATCATTCGTTGTGCCAATTTATTTGCCTGTCTTAAATCTTCAATTGCTCCCAATGACACATTATCATTCCCATAAAAAATAGTTTCTGCGGCTTTTCCTCCCATCATAATCGCCAATCTCTTTTTCAACAACGCTTTGGTATACAAACCACCCTCACGAATTACGGGTTTCTCCGTAAAAATCGTGTATCCACCCGCGCCATTGTATGTGGGCTGCACAGATGCTTTCTGAAAATCAAAATCCTCTGAAAATAACAATGCCAATAATGCATGTCCACTTTCGTGAATCGCAACACGCATGCGCGTGACAGTTGAAACAGAACTATTCTGTTTGACCAATCCAACAATCAATTTCTCCAATGCATCCATAATAAATTTCTCCTGAATCTCCGTGTAATTTTGTCTAACAGATAATATTGCTGCTTCGTTGATAAGGTTCTTTAATTGAGCACCCGAGAACCCATCTGTCATTTCAGCAATAAATGATACATTCAAGTTCGCGGAAGTTCGTTTGTTCTGAATATAATATTCTAAAATCTTGTTTCTGGAATCTTTATCAGGCAAAGGAATACGAACCACTCGGTCAAATCGTCCCGGTCGTAACAGTGCCTGGTCCAATACATCTCTTCGATTCGTTGCTGCCAATACCACTATTCCCGTGTTGTTATTAAAACCATCCATTTCATATAATAACTGATTCAATGTTTGTTCACGTTCGTCGTTTGCCATATTCACTCCAGTACCACGTTGACGTCCAACAGCATCAATTTCATCAATAAATATAATGCAGGGTGTATTTTCGCGAGCATTGTCAAATAATTCGCGAACACGTGCTGCGCCCATACCTACAAACAATTCTACAAATTCTGACCCTGACATGGAAATAAAACTGGAGTTGGTTTCTGTGGCAATCGCTTTGGCAAGCAGTGTTTTTCCAGTACCCGGTGGACCTTCTAACAGGATTCCTCGAGGCATTTCGGCACCGATTTTTTCATATAGTGCCTGTTGTTCAATATAAGAAATCACTTCTTTACATTCTTCGATGACCTCTGGTGACCCAGCCCAACTTGACAAACTAACATTCGGTTTAGTAAACAAATCGTCGTCGCCGTCGCCACCGATTCCCATACCTCCGGGACGACGTCCTTGTGACATGGAGGGAGGAAATGCAAATGGATTGTTTTGTTGTGCACGACCGCGACTTCGTCGCCCATTCATTTGAGACATACGCATGGTCACGGTGTTTATAAAACCAATGAGCGATAATACTACAAAAAATACAGCTGTATACTCGAATAATACACCGACTGTATTCAGTATTTTATCAAAACTATACATGTGAGAAAAATCCACGAAATATACTGGAATATTGTGTTCGGCGGCTTTCTCCGTTATCGCAGGAACAGCGACTGGATTGATATCCACTAAATGGTAATGCGAGTAGATATCTCCTCCAGTGTTTGACGTTCCATCTACTCTTCCCATAAAATATTGGTCGTCTAATAATATTTGATTCATTCTCTCTTGAAAGTTGTCGATACCCACTACTTGTTTATAGTTTTTATCAATAAACATTTTTTGAAAATTATCATTGAGAACATCCTGCATGAAATTGTTATAGGTCTCTTTGTCAAACAGATTCTTGTATTTTTGTATAAAAGAAATTTGGTCATTGTTATTCAACATATACAAAGAAACCAATGGACCATAAGCGCGAGCACTTGTTCGCACTACCGGCAAGGACTGGACGTTTGTCCACCCCGCAATAATAGCCATATAGAAAATGAAAATGTACATATACGAAATATACCGTGTTCGAATTTATATTGTTTTGGAAAAGAAATATAAAAATACAAAGGGTATTTTATAAAATAATCTGTTATCTATGAAAAATTCGAATACTTTTATAACACTAATTTTGAGTTGGTTGTATCCATTATTTTCTGTTGGATTTCTTTCGAGGTCGGTGTCATTGCGCGGTAGTCACATCGTAACACATCCTACAAGACGTTTTTATCTGCGCATTCGCGCAATAGATGTACGGGATGCAGCAAACAGTGCAGACGATAGTTCCTGTAACGACTGTTCCAAAAAACTTGTATGTTCTACCTGGAGAGATGTCGATATGTATGCCTCTACCAACAGAACCAATGAACTGGTTGTTTCTGCTGACCACGAACATAATGGTACACATGGACACGTGTTTTACAAATTTGGGTCATATCCCCGACTGGAATATCCCAATGACCGTGGACAACTTACATGGTATCCCATTGGTTTCAGCAAAGATTTTGGTATCAAACCTCGCCGTATTACGATTCGCGATATTCATTACATTGTATGGAAAGATAAAACTACCTATTATGCACTCCGTGATTGTTGTAGTCATCAGGGGTCATCGTTTATGTTGGGTGATACAATGAAAAATACGATTTCTTGTCCTTATCATGGATATGTGTTTGACGGTGCAAATGGCGAACTCGTACAAATTCCAAAATTCCCCCACTTGGATTCTCATTTACACAACATTGATTATTTCAAGGTGGTCGAAAAAGCGGATATGGTATATTTAAACACGGTGCCATTGAAAAATGACACTATCAAGTGTCAAATCGACGAGAGCCGAATATTTACTGAGCCCGAATATTTCGACAAAGACCAAAAAGCAGTTTTCTTACAGGAGAACTTCGAGCACTATGCCAAGTTTGTCAGTGTCAATAGTCTCGATATTTGTCATATTGGTTTCGTACATACATTTGGAAACAAACGAAATCCGAATCCACTCCGCAATTCCAAAATAGAGAAAATCGACGATTATGAAAATCATTACAAAATCACTTATGAATATATGGCAGGAGAGAATTCGCTTGTGAATAAAATTTATAAATTTAATAATATAAAGGTTGAAAATGAATACGTTCTACCACATACAACGGTAGCACGTGTGCATTTCGGAAACATGTCATCGACCATTATTACACATGCTTTACCCGTTTCCCGTTTTCAATCGATTCTGTTTGTAAAAGCCTACAGAAATTATTGGTACTATGATTTGAACAAGCAAAATCCGGTGTTGTTTCCTGGATTGTATCTTATTAATCGGTTTGGTGATGTCATTACACAAAATACGATGTTTAATACATTAAAACAAGACAAAAGCATCGTGGATTTTATTGATAAAACGAGTTATGAGAACATGCACGGTAAATTCAGTATAGTGTTTGATATGTTTTCGAATCATTACAAGTCAAATTACAAGAAATATTATGAAGAGGGAAATACTCATCTGTAAGATGTAAAACCATATAAAAATACATTTTCATAGAATAGAAACATGGACAATTCTATTCTATCAGATGAAAGAAAAATTTCGGTTGCGATTCCGCACTATAATAATTCCCAGTATATAATGGATGCCATTGGTATATGTGTACGCGATAAACGCGTTAGTGAAATAATTATATGTGACGACGCATCCACGCAACTCGAGCTAAACAAACTGGAAATCATCCTTAATATGTTTGCATGTAACAAAATACGATTATACAAGAACGAAACAAATATAGGATGTTATCATAATAAGTTACGGGTAATATCGAAATGCACGAATGAATGGGCGATTTTATTCGATGCAGACAATATTATACAAAGAGATTATATCGATACCCTGTATGAATTATCTGTATGGAATGAGAACGTGATATATCATCCGTGTTGGGCAAAAACGTTTCCCGTGGAACCTGGAAAACCAACCGAAAATATGGACTTCCGTGTCTATGAAAACCAATATATTGATTCTCGTGTCTTTTTAGATGAATTCAAGAAACAACAAACCGCCAAATTCCAGTGTTTGATAAACAATTGCAATTATTTTGTACCAGTGAAAAATTTCCAACAATGTATGCAGAAATACGAGTTCAATCGCGAAAAAATGGATGTAGTGGATTCTGCTGCATTATTTACATATTGGTTATGCAGTGGAAACCAAGTACTGGTTGTGAAAAATTTGACATATCGTCATCGCATACACAAAGATTCGAACTGTTTAGTTTCTCCGTCACAAAAGTACAGAAACGAAATAATTGAAAAATTCGTGAAAATGATAGAATCCGGTTTGTAAATTCGTATAAAAAACAATGACATTATGTATTCAATATATATCTTTTGGTTGTAATTTACACATGCTTTTTATAGTGGATTCCGACAGAAAATTTTTGTTTGGGTGGTCTCCAAAATGTGGATGTTCTTTAGTGAAAACCATTGCATGGTATTTAATTGATGGAGACACCGAACCAACAATTCATACTTATCGAGACATTATGAACCTTCCGGATGACATTGAAAATTATACGGCGATTCTGGTTGTTCGAAATCCCTATCAACGAATCGTCTCTGGGTTTTTAGATAAATATCATGCAAATGGTATTTATCGATGTATGTGGACCTCTGACCAACCACTAACGTTTCGTAATTTTGTAGGAGAGGTTGTTCGCCAAAATTGGTGTAAAATAGATTTTCACCATTTTGCACCACAAACAGGTGATAAATTTGAGGAAGACAAAATTCGGCGAGCAAAAAATTTGATTGTGTATGATGTTGCCAATATTGATTATCATTATATTGGAAGTTTATATAACACACAGATACCATCCAATATTATTGAACGTAATAAAAATGTACGACCCAAATATTCCGAAGATTTTTGTGTAGAACATTTGTATGATAAAGAAATCGATGAATACTTTTCTTGCAATGTGGTTGTAAGTAATTTTTACAATGATGAAATCAAACAAAAGGTCTATGATTTTTATAAAAAGGATTTTGTATTTTTCAAAGACCAGGGATTTAATTATAATGTGGATATTTGAATGAATTATATTGTAGTGATTCTATACTGTAAAATTACCGGTAAACATCATTTGTGAAAAAAAATTATTGGATGTACAGGGTAGTTTTGGTATGGAATGTGATTCAGAGACCGGAATATCATTCACAATCTGTATAAATTTCTGTGCACATTTTTCTATGGACAAGTTCTCCAACACAAAATCCCGTGGACGATAATTCTCCAAATTTAAAATAAATCGGTCATATGTGGTTTCTAACTCCGATTCGTGTGTAAAATATTCACCACACCGATGGTCCCAATAAGAGATGCTGGTTGCAGGAATATCTTCATAATTGCTTCCAACTTCTTGATTTAATGAAGTGACCGTCCACACAAGCAATGGAACATCACATGATAATGCTTCTTGTAATGCAAAACCTTGACTTTCATGTGCACCTACCCATACACCAAATTTTGATTTTGTTAAATGCTGAATATATTCGTTCTCAGAATATCCACAAACATAATCAAATACTCGAAAATTCCATCCCTTTGTTTTCAAAAAATTACATACTCTATCCAACTCGGGTGGATTTCGACGTTTATGATAAACAAAGATGGTTTCACGCATGGTTATAGGTATTTCTGGTTGAAATTTATCCGTATCTACACCAAATGGTAGCACTTTCATAGTAACGTTTTCCATCGAACAATTCTGTGTATTCTTCCATGTATCACATGCCCATTGACTGGGTTGTGTATATACAGCATTGGATGTTCTAATCAAATCCATTTGATATTTTTGTGGAAACACACTAAAATGTGGACCAAAAATAAATCGTATATTTGGATATTCTTTGGTTGGATAAGGTTGTGATGGATTGTATACGACATCGTATATACTTAAATCCAATGAGTGTAAATCCGTACCTTGTGATTTTGTATCTATATCAAACCCATATTTCATCAGTGCATGTAAATTTTTTTCATGCAAAAAATTTTGTATAAATAAAACCCTCATATGTTTTATATAAATATAGTATTATCTTCATATATTATCTTTATTATGTATTATATGTTTTTAACTTATACATTATAGGTTAAATAATAAATATACAGATAATCAATAAAAGATACAATAATAATATGCTATATATAATCACCTCCGAAAAATACATAAATGTTTCATCTGATGTATATGAAATATTTCATTCAACGTTCTCGATGAATCCGATTATCATTGAACAATTCAAATTATTTAACACGAATGAATCTCTCTTACATGACACCATATTGAATAGAATTATGGTGTATGACAAAATTATAGATATTTATCAATTACAAAAAAGTCCCGAAATTCCACTTGAAGAACTGGAATTCCGCCTTGACAAAAACAATTATAGAATACCTTACTGGAATAACAAACGAATATCCTGTATCAAACTTAAACTAAGTGATAATGTGTATGATTATATTTCATCTGCAGCATTATTACCGAATGATGAAATTATTACGGGCGAACTTATACAATCCATTGCAGACGTTGTTGTGGGGACTCAAGAATCATTACAATATAATCCTAACAATACAATTTATTCAAAAGAAATGAGAACTATCGATGAACTTACGATACTGAATTCTTATAAAACAATTTTTGTATTTACACACAACTTGGATACATTTTATCAGAAATTTGAGAACCAATTGTCTGACAAGGTAATTATTACACACAATTCCGATGGAGAAATTAAAACCGTCAAACCAGTGAAATTTCATTTGGCACAAAACTGTTTTATTACACCTGATTTAATGAAAATATATACAAATATAATGCCTCTACCCATCGGTATTGAGAACACACAATGGTTTAATCATGCAATACTTCATCATATACGCAAAATGAATCTTACGAAAACCAAGGGTACTTATTTTTATTTCAATAAAAATACCCATTCCTCCAGATATGACTGTTATAGTGCATTGAAAGATAAATTACAGTGGAATTCAATGCGAGATAAAAAAGATTATTTTTTCGAATTAGCTCAACATAAATATGCGGTTTGTCCGCGAGGCAATGGACTTGATACACATCGTATATGGGAATGTTTATATTTAAATGTTATTCCAATTGTTCTCAAACTTGATTTTCCAAACATTACTGGATTACCCGTGATAGTAGTTGAACGTTGGGAAGATATAGAGAGTGCAACAATGAATCCGGTATTTGTTCATCAGGAATTCAGTAAATTATCATTGAGTTATTATAGAAAGGTCATTGAATCACATATTTCTGTTTCGGTATCATAATGATTTGTTACCAACATAATTATATTCATATAGTTATGTTGTTGAATAAAGTGCATTATTTGTCAATAATCATGCCATTTGTTTGTGCGCGAACCAGTTTTGTGAAATAATGGGGGTCGGTTCTCTCCATTTCCAATATACTATCAATACCTTGCAATAATTCATTGTATGATTCTGGATGGATTCGTTGTGCTAATTGCTCAGAACCATTTGCAAACCAACTTTTTATTTCTTTATCTGTTGTTTTTGTTTGGTATACATCTGGATTGTCTTCTCGTATTTTTCGTAGTCGTTCTTTATTTTGTAATATACGTTCATTTAGTTCGATATCTATATCTTTTGTACCACTGCCGTTCATTCTATAAAATGTGAATAAATTTTGTGAAAGAATATTCCGAATACTTCTACTCAATCGTTGTTCGATAATATCAATTGTGTAAGATTGGACATACAAATGATTTTCATAATACTGATTTATTCTTTGTATGGTTGGTAATTCATTACTACCATATTCATCTTGTAATAGCTGTAATCGTTTATTATCATTCAAAAATTCAGGTGATTCATCTATTTTTTGACTAAGACCAAAATCAATAATAATAGCTCGACCATTAAACAAATTTGAATAATAATAAGATTCATGAATGAGAACATTTTCAAAATGAAAGTCGTTATGTATATAGCCAATTCTATGTAGGCGGTCTAATTCACAAAAAGCCATGAATTTATATTTTTCATAATGAGGTGATGTTTTCAAAGAATATAATGTTTTATACTCATCCATTGTTTCCATTGCAATAAATGCAATATCATTTTCGAATATTGTTGAAATAATAGAATCCTGAATATCGCGTGATAGATATTGATATAACACATTTTTTAGAGGCGATTTTACTTTGGAAGAATGAGTATATAGTAAGGCTGGACAACATGGTTCTAACAGTGTCATTTCGTCGTTTATTGATTTTGTGAATACATTTTGTTGGATATGAATTTCATTATTTATTATTTCAGTTGTGGTTGGCTGGATATGAATATCACCAATCGGTTTACCTAAAATAAATATTTTGAATAATATGGTTGTTACTGGTTTGTTTAGATATTGGAGTCGAATCATTCTGTATGGACTATTATTGGGGTCAGAATTCAAAGTTGCCTGAATGATAACACAGGATACACCATTTTTGGAAAAAATAGAAAATGATGAATTTCGAATAAAATAATTAATGGCAGTGATTGCATTATATGGATGTCTAATACGAACTCCACCTGATAAACGCCGTCGAGTTATTCTGTGTTTGTCTATTTTTTTCTTGGTGATTTTTTTATTGGTTTTTGTCATATAGTATATTGTAATATATAATAAAAAAATATTCAAACCATAAAATAAAAGTAAGGGGGGGTGTCAGCGGTAGGAAACGTATGTACTATGAAATCTCCCCTACTCTATGGGGTCATCCACTTCATCTGAATCAATATCGCCACCATTGTCTCCTTCCGGGATATCATAGATAATTTTGATACCACGCCATCCACCATTGACACTGGCACCAAATATTCTGTCCAAATACAGAAACACTTCTTTGGGTGGGGGTCCTTTGGTTCCCAAATTTGATTCGTGCCAAATAATAAACTCGTTCTTTACCTGGGTCTTTCTCAACATACCTGTATATCCTGGTTCTTTGACAATCTTTTCGTTGATAAACTGAGCAATAATATCCTGTTTCTGTTTGTATTCATTACTTGCCTTCAATACAATCTCGCAATCGACTACGCGACCACCGGTCTTTAATACACGCTCGACCATCATTGCCAAAAACACAGTTTTCCATACATCGAATTTTTCATCAATCGTATCGTCTAATTTATATTGATATGGTTTGTTTGGGTCATCATCCACCGGATTCTCTGTAAATAATGATAAAAATGGGTCCGCGCGAATACGACGCCATGTACCATGGTCTTGTGCACGTATCTCTGGTAATACATTGGAACATACAATCAATTTGAATTGCGGAGTAAATCGAATAGGTTCTGTTTGATAAGGAATACGAGCTTGTATCGTATCAAATCCACTCGTCAATTCTTTTAAAATACCTTCATTCAATACATCACCCTGTTTGGGCTCCTGCATCACCGCATATCGAATACCTCGTAAAGCCGCAATTTCTGGGGCTAATCCACCGACATTTACGCGTTTGGATGTTACCACTGCAGTAAGTGGTAATTCACACTTGTATTCGCCTAACATTTTGGACATGAGAGTTACTAACACAGATTTACCGTTTCGTCCACCACCAATATAAATATTGAATGTTTGATTCAGTGATGTTCCTACTAAAGTCGAGGATAAATGGTCCCACATATAGTCTCGGAGTTCTTGAATAGGAAACAATTTGTTCATGAAATCGTTAATTTCGGCAACAGTTTCGGAGTGTTCTTTGGTTAACGGTGTATATTCGATGTTTGTGCATTTTGAAATATTATCTTCTGGTTTACCATCTCTGAATCGTTTCTCTTTGAAATCCCATACACCATTCGTACAACATAGTAAATATGGATTGGTATCGAGCGAATTCAAAAACGTTGGGTCATAAAACATATCACGTGCCTCCATCATGATGTTTTTCTTTTCATTGGTTTTACCTAATTTCGTGAAGATTTCAAACGCCTTCTCCAATCGTTTTTTCAAGTATTCACTGGTTTTTGTATCATCCTCCGATAAATTTGAAATAGCGATGCTCAATTGGTTCGCTTTGTTGGAATATAATTTTCGCAATTCCGTAGATATCGATAATCGCAACGTACTCCCCGAATCCACCTCTTTCCAACGATGTTTGTCGTAATGAAACCAAATGTTGTTACGAATACTGGTACAAACATATTGGTCCTTCTTCAGATGATACAGCACTGTCGCAATATCAAAATCACATGACCCACACGGCTTCTTCTCAGAAATGTCGGATGATTTAATCAAACTGTTACTCAATGTATTCTCGATATAAAAGTCAATGCTGTTGTTTCTCACAGAATTGTATTTTTCAGGCGCATCACGCTTCGACCAAAACATGATGGAACGCAGTGTCAATCCATTCGGTTTTCGTGTATCTATTTTTTGCCATTTGTCATGCATCTCTGGTATCGTTGAAAAGTCGAATGTACTGGACTGTGCACTGAATGCTACCCACACAATGAACAAACAGTTATGAATGTTGCGGAGTGCACATGCTACGCCAAACCATTTTGAATAGGAACCGGACTCATAATAATCCGCGGGCAATGTCATTGTGTATTCATATGCTTCAAAGAAATTGTATTTGTCAGATGGAATGGAATCCAAAAACGCTTTGACATGTATGTCCAATTGTTCCCGATTCATGATTGATAATACATCTGTTTGAATGACATCCGATTGAAATACCATCGAAGGAGACGCTGTCAATCCGCCTCCACCTCCCGCCGCTGTCGCACCCGTACCTGTTCCACGAGGTTTCGAGACTGCATTATATTCATTTATGAATTCGTTTGTCATAAAAGGTTCATAATGTTCTGTGTATCTTGCAGACAGTTTGAATATATTTTTCTCCATATTAAATGTCATTGGGTCTTGAAATTCCACCCCAAACTGTTTATCTGATGCGTCATAGGTCGCATTGTAAATACGTGTCAGACGATAGGCTTCATGTCCGGGTTTCGACGAACCAATGAGTTGCCAATTAGTGGTTCCTTGACTGATTCCCGCATCAAACACCGATTCCCAATCATTGGTGATGCCCATTTCTTCGCGATTCCAAATGTCATCCATACGACCAATGATTTTTTTACGAAGAATCGTCTGTATGATATGGTCACAAGACATGCTAATTATCACATGGATGCCGTCCTTTGTAAGACTTTTTTCTTCAATCGGATTGACACTTGATTTCTCCAGTACATAAAAGCTAATGACACGTTCATCGTCAAACTGAAACATTGATTGAAATGTTTCTAAATAGAGTTCGACGAGGTCACTAATATGGTCCGCTGTATATTTTTTATGTTTTACTGAAAAATCATACCGCAAATCAATGTCAATCAAAATGGGTCCTTTGTCAAGTTGACACTCGGTCAAGTGGTCCGGTTTGTTTTTCAGAAAAACTTCGCGGTAATAAATATCCATAAATTCGCTGTATTTATCCTGCGGAATATGATATTTACCACCATAAATTTCGTTTTTCTCATTCGGAATTCGGGTATTGGTTGATTTTTCCGGACTGTCTTTTTTAATGATGTGCGATTTTAGAAATGTATTCAATGGCGTTTGCAATGATTTTGAAGTTGATTTTGTATTCATCGTCGATTTTTTCACAACCGACATGTTAGATATAATATTCAAATATTTTTAAACTGATTGGTTAATTGTATGAATAATAGTAATAAAATAACTATTATTTTATTCAATTTTATATAGCGTTTATGGGATAACAAAAATACCCCCACTTACAAATAGGCTTTATGTAACCCGCAACTCGGTCCCATACAAAATTGATGAATACAAAAAATATAAATATATTCGTATATTATAGTGAAAAGTGAAAAATGAAGTTTTGTTCTCAATGCAATAACATGTTATATTTGGGAATTGATGAAGAAGATACCAACAAATTAAATTATTATTGTCGAAATTGTGGAAACATAGATACGATGGTACAAACAGAAGGTCATTGTGTTTTAGATACACAGTATAAAAAAGGAGAACAAAAATTTTATCATATGATAAACAAATACACAAAAATGGACCCGACTCTCCCTCGCATTTATAACATGAAATGTCCAAATGCAACTTGTCCTACCAATACAATCTCAGATAGCGACAATTCGAATAAAAATAAAACTGAAATTGTATACATGAGATATGATGATAACAATTTAAAATATATTTACTTGTGTGTCACATGTGATACTGTATGGAAAACAAATGATAATAAATAAGACAGAATCGTTCACACTACCCATTTTCGTACCCATTTTTCATCAACATTCCTCCCATTTTTTTATGCTGTTCATAAAATTGAAATATATTTAGAAAATATAACTCTATATAATATAATTAAATATATTACAATATGGAAAACTACGACGATGATATAAACAGCATTATAAGCGATGATAGTGACATGAATGAAAGCAAACCAAAAAAACCTCGAAATGTGGATTCATCTGATGATGAGTATGACGAAAATGAAAAAATCGGTGGATTGGGAGGTGAAGGATTCGATGAAGATGAAGACGTCGACGTCGATATTGATGGTGAGGATGAAGATGATACCGATAATGACGAACTCGATGATTTGGAAGAAAACAATATGAAAGCCCTTCGTGATGCAAATATCATTGATACCAATGAACTTCAAACCCGTCGTTTTGAAGATACAGATGAAGAAGACGAAGATGAGGATGACAAAGAAGATTATTTACAAAAATTAAATGAAAATCATAAAAAGAAAATCATACAAGATTATCATCCAGAATTAAAATCCCTCAATTATGAAGAAATTGAAGCATTATGTACAGTAGTACGAGATGCTGACGGAAATATCATTGACCCACTCCATAAAACAATTCCTATTTTGTCCAGATATGAACGTGCTCGTGTATTAGGAGAACGTGCTGACCAGATTAATTCTGGTGCACAACCATTCATCGAAGTCGAACCCACTATGATTGATGGATATTTAATTGCTCTTAAAGAGTTAGAACAAAAAAAAATACCGTTTATCATACAACGTCCATTGCCAAATGGTACCAGTGAATATTGGCGATTACGTGATTTAGAACAATTGTAATCGATAACCAATAACCGATACAAAAAACATAAAAAAATATATTTTATTTTTTATGTTTTTATACAACACATCATTCTTAAATTTTCCAATGTTTGCCACAATCCAAACAAGTAATAAATATAGTTGCAGGTTCATCTGCTGACCGTGTTTGTAACTCATAATAAGTACATTTTTTAGACTTACATTTCTTACAGGTAAACATGTCCGTAGACGCTTCAATGTTTGTATTAAATTTAGATGCATCCCGTTTTATTTTTTGTTGGATTAATTCGGACCATCTCTCTGGATTCATTTCTTGATGCGTCATAAATACAAAATTCTGGGGACTCAACTCACATGAATGTATTTGTCGAATGATTTCTATATTAGATATATTCGTAAAGATAGTTCGCAATCGGTCCAAATACAATTGCACAAAATATGGATTTTCCCATTTTTTGATGATTTTTCTTTGAGTAGACTCCTTAATAGCATAATTAAATACAGCTTTTTCAATATTCATGGAAATCTTTTGTTCGTTTCCATGAGCAGGTATCTGTAATTGGTCCAAAAGTTGAATTATTTTATCAAAGAATTTCTGTTGGATATTTGTACGAAATTGTTCCGGGTTTTTAATATGCATAGATGTATTCATTGTTGTTTATAGGAGATATAGATAGAATAAATGTAATTGTTTATATAAGATTTCATTGATTCAATTTTATGGTGCTGTGTAGCGATTTATACATATTCTTCTTCCACCAATTCGCTTGTACAATCCAATGCACCAGATGACACAGATGTATTTATTGTTTGGTCGATTTTGTCAAACACTGTATTTCTTGATTTCTTGTTTTTGCTGATGGCTGCCGCAAGAGGTTTTGGTGGAGGAGGTGGTGGGTCATCGTCTTCGATATCTTCGAAATCATCCGAATTTTCGTCGTCATCAGCATCTTCGTCTTCATCCTCATCATCGTCTTGTTCTTCCGTATCATCCGAATCATCCACAATGAAACCATCTTTTACATAACCATCTTTTGTTTTTGGTGCATTATCGTATTCCTCATCATCTTCTTCAGAATTCTCGGAATCTTCATCTCCAATATCTTCAAAGCCACCAAACAAGAATTCATATATTTTTTCCCAATCAGATAATCTCAAATCATCGTTGGCTGCGACCAATACACATGACCCAAAAAAGAGAGTTGAATCAATCGGGGGCGGAAAATCATATTTGTTTTCTTGCCCGGCGCGCCCAGAAGTTTTAGCAAAAACAGATACACTCCATTTTTTTTGGTTGATTTCTACGTTCCATGTGGTTTGGCTTTTGAAACCAGCATCTGTTTTAAATCCCGCTTTTTTATAGAGTTCTTCTTCTACATACTGTTTGACATTTAGTTCCTTGATATTCCCGGATTTTTCAACAATGAGTAAAATTGGCATTTTGATATAAACACATATTGTATTTATATTGTTTTGGTAGGCGTGTAATTCATTCATCTCCATTCTATATCGGTCTGTACCAAAAATATTATATAAGAATAATATATAATGAGTGCATTACCAGAACAAGCCGCTATTGAACAATCCCAACCCACAGAAAAACCTTTGGAATCATTACCTCCACAACAAAATGGAGGAGCTCTATTTGATTTTATTACTGGAAAACAAACCTTAGACCCAAAAGCTGCTGCCGATGAAGCCGAAAAAAAAATCGTTGCCACCAAAGAAGAAGTTAAAAAAATAGAAGAAGAAATCGCTGCCAAACAAACCGAATTATTAAACAAACGAAATGATATTGCTCATTTAGAACAAGATTTAAAGAGACAACGAGCAAATATTGGTGCTCTCTTGTACACCAAAGGTGGTAAAAAGACCAAAAAATCAAAGAAATCCAACAAGAAATCTTCCAGAAAAACTCGTTAAAATAAATACTGCAAAATCTTAACCACATGTATACATCTATTCATCTATATGTGGTTAAACCTCCTCATCAATATCATTATTTCTTGTATTATTATTGTAGTAGGACATCATCTATGGATATATTTTAAAGAAAAATATAGTGTAAAAAAGACAAAAGATATGGTTGGTTCTCAAATTCAAAAATATAAAAACCTGTTAGAAACCATCCAACAAGAGAGTTTGAGTCACCAGAAAAACCAACCGCATAATGGTCAAGGTCCATGTCACATTACAATTCTTGACAATCCAGCTCCTGTGGCTCCCCCAATTGTATTGGATGGATTAGACGGTATGGATGTAGATGATATCAAACAAGATTTAGAACTTTTCTTACAGGAAATTCCTACGTAAAATTGATATAAAAATAACTTACATATACATGTATATACTTCAACCCAAAGAACCATGAATATTCCTACAAAAACCGTATTAACTCCCGCCGAAATCCATGCATTGATGAGGCGATTCCCAGAAATAGAACTTTCCTATGAGACCATTCCGCATAAGAAAGTTTCCCCAAATTATAATGTATGTGTTGCAATCCCAGTTGGTATGAAATGTTATGCATGGTTTACTTTTGATATTGCTGACCCCGTATGTTTTATAGTAGAAATCAATAAAAATCACAAGGTCGCCAACATATTCTCAATTCCATGCAATCTATCGAGCACATCCCTTCGCAATTCACCCATATTGGGAACCGTTCTCTATGGTACATATATCGAAAACAAATGCGCATTTGTGATAGAAGATGTGTATCAATTCAAAGGTGTTCCAATGAAAAATTTGTTTTTTGGAGAACGTCTCGGATTTATAGAAAGAATGTATAAAAAAAAAGACATTCCATCGGATTTTCAAATTGGTATCTATTTACCATCGATTTGGGGAGTTTACAAAGACACAGATTATGAGTGTATGTATGATGTCCCCAAACAGTATGTAGACAAATATCAGATACATCACATACAGTATAGATGTTTAAACGCGATTGCACCTTATCTGAATGTGTATCCAGCGAAAAAAGGATTCGGTAGTAACTTGAACCATCCATTATCTTCATCAGACAACATCCCTATGGAAATATATGTTCCATATCATGGAAATCTGTCCAAACCACAATATCGTATGCCAACAATTTTTAAAGTAACTGCTGATTTACAGTTCGATATATATCGTCTCTTTGCTTACGGTCGCAACAAATCGTCAGTTTATTATAATATTGCGTATATTCCGAATTATACCACCAGTGTATTTATGAATAACATATTTAGAAAAATTAAGGAGAACAAAAATTTAGATGCCATTGAAGAAAGTGATGATGAAGAAGATTTTGAGAACATGGATATTGATAAATATGTGGATGTAAAAAAATATGTTCTTATGGAATGTCGATTTCATTTTAAATTTAAAAAATGGGTACCAATAAAGGTTGTCAGTCATCGTGAAAAAGTCGTTCATATTAGTTCGTTGTAAGTTAGGAGAATCCGCGCATTATGTTCTCTCCACTATTCTTCACTTATTATTTTTTATAGAGATTCAATGGATGGATTCGTTGGATGATATTTATTTTATACAACTATGATATACTCATTCGTTTGTTTTATGGACATTTCTGCAAAAACAACTATTCTCGAGAAACCATATGTATCCAGTACAGGAGGTGAAACTTACAAATATGAAAGCAATTTGGTCGGTGGAAAAGCGAAGAAAACCAGGAAAACCAGAAAAAACAAAAAATCCAAGAAAACTGGAAAAACCAAGAAAAACTGCAATTGGTTTGGATGGTTCTCTAACAAATAAATTATAAATTCCAATTATATATATAATCATCATCTTATCATGATTCTATATCATCTGCATTTACATCATCATAATATTCTCCCGTTATATCCTCTTGTTTGGTCATCCTCCTTATTTTTATTTCCATGTGCATATGCACTGTATAAAAAAAAGTCAAAATTATTTGTATCATCCTCCACCCTATCCACTCTGATTTCTATGCATTATTGGGCAACTTGCGTTCATTCACAGAGATACCTATGGATAAATATGAGTCTCTGTAAGATAAATGGTATATTGTATATCTTACACGGATATTGGAATATTACTAATGGTGTTATACGTGCTATCAGCATCATAAATTTTATTTCATTAACGTTCTTGTATGAAAAATCCCACGAGATGTTCTTACAGAATTCTATTTATTGGATATATTATCATATGGGATTTCATGTATGTTCGGCTGCCGGTGGAATGTTGGCACTTATATGAAGTGGATATATTACAAGCGTATTAAACATTTATATACTTTGGTTTCTGGCTCATCATCGCTCGTCTCATCTATTACACTTGCACTACATTTCCGACCAGTGGTACACCCTGACCGGTCATAAATGGTTTTCCATGTGGTAGTATCTGGACTATATTCTTGGTTGCTGATACCAATAATACGGTAATTCTGTTTTTTATAATAAGCACGACGTTTCGCCCATTGATTCTTGAAACAATCATGTGAATCCACTACATCAAAGACAATCGGGTGCGAATAAGCGTGTTTTGCTCGTAAAATTCGTCCAACCGTCTGAACAATATCTGTTTTCGGTGTAATTAAAAACTCCGCATTGAGTGTCGGTATATCTAATCCCTCCGATGACATTTGATAACTGGCTAATACTACTTGTTTTTTCTCTGATTTTTTCAATTCAGCTTCACTCATGCCACCGATATAATATCCAATACTCGCCAAGTTCTTACAAACAAATTTCTTATAAATATAATGCAAGATATTCAGATTGTGCGCCATAACTATCGTGTGGGTTTGTTCTAAAGGTTTCACGTATTTGTTTTCCACATAATTCTGTTCGTATTTTAATACTTTCTTGCAATTCGGACATTTCGGACGCACCATTTTTCCAGTTGTAGGTGACGATTTATTTTCAAGTATATTGTCCATACACAACATACAATAAAGCACGGTATCACAACATGTATTACGCACCAAATAATTGTCTGTTTTATTACACATCAAACATTTGAGAACACGACTGTCCATTTCTTGTTTATATTTTGTACGCGTTTCTTTATCAACATCCGTGACGGCAATGAAATCACATAATACCTGTATGATAAATTCTGTGCGGCGGTTATATTCGCATATCTTGGAAATCATGGAACTATTTTGTGGATTTCCGCGAAAATCATAAATAGTTTCATTAAATTCGGCATCGTCCACTTCATATGTAATCGCACGTACTTCCACGGAATGTTCATTTTTCTTTTCTGCCTTGTAAATCACATCTCCCAGAAACATCTTGAATACAAATGTGGTACCGTCTTTGCGTTCCATCGTAGCAGACAATCCGAGCATATACTTTGTAACAATTTTAAAAAGGGAATTGGAAAAAGACTGACTGGAAATGTGATGTACTTCGTCTATAATGGTGAGACCGAATTCTTCAAAAATGGCGGGGTCATAATCTTTTGAAATCAGACTCTGCAACATACACAATACGATATCTTTGTTTTCAACATCTAACACAGACGCTTGTATTTTTCCAATGCGAGCATTCGGTACAAATTGTTGTATTCTTTCGACCCATTGGTTCATGAGAAACTCTTTATGCACAATCACAATCGTCTTTTTTTTGAGTTTTGAAAATATGTAAAGCGAGCCAGATGTTTTCCCCCATGCACAAGGCAATTCGAGTAACCCGCCACCGTATTGTTTGGTAACACAATGATGAATGAATTTATTCACCACAGGTTCTTGATAATCGCGCAAAGTACCTATAAAGTTCACGTCAATATCCTTACCTTGAGATACTTTATACTGTTTGGGTGGTCCGAAGTGTTCTACACCATAATAATGTGGTACATAGATTTTATTGGGAGATTCTCTGTATACAGGAAACATTTTTGTATCAGATGATATGGCGCCAATAACAAATGGTTTAACTGTTAAATCATTTCTTATTTTTGTTTGTTGTTCTTCTGTAAGCTCGCTTTTTGAAATCGTATATCCTTTTTGTCCAAGATAAGTGTTGAATGCGTTTGTTTGAATATTCGAATAATTCATTCTATATAGTATCTATAATGTATCTGTAGGTATTGTCTTACAGAATCAATTTTACGGCGCCTTCGGCACTATCGCCATTACTTTCACGAATGACTTGGATGATGAGTGACCGTAAAATCCCCAAGTAAGAATCGTTGATTACCATCTGTTTCAATACCATAATAATCGTCTTTTTTGCGTTCTTCTGTGCGAATTTTGTATATCATGTTTTTCAAAGAGAACTGTAAGGGACATTCTACAGAAACGGGTGCATCAAGAGCATATCCAAGAGAACATACAATGAATATAATGTCGTTCCGTAAACGGCTACATGAAATATACGGAATCTTGACCCGTTTGTTTTGTGGGATATTTTTCGTGCGTGTTTGTATATTGCCAATTTGATAGGGAATAATGAACTCAAATCCATTTGTATGACCTACACCTTTAAGAAATTCTATGCGAGACCGCTGTGTATTGTATTTGTATTCTGCTGGGATTCCATGTGGATATGAATTCGCAAAATCGATGGACTTTCCATAAGAATACGGGAACTCGTCAAATTCTTTTTCTGGAAATTCTATGGGAACTCTGTAACCAACTACTTCATCAGAAGGAATGATTTCTTCATCTTGTATGTTCTCAAACAGATGAAATTCTTGTGTTGTCATATGAATGACTTGTTGTTCGTCTCCACGAATTCTTAAACACAGAGAATGATTGGCACTGGTGGTGTAATAATCACCAGTATCTCCTGTATAAACGCGGTACATTGTATCACGACCAGTGATTGTGCGTATAACTTTGCGTGGTGTTGAATCGTCACCCATCAATTGGTCATTTATTTTGATATCTTGAACCGATTTGATACTGCCATCATACATTAAGATAGGGGTGTCTCTCCCTAAACACTTACAAGGTGTTATGGGTATTGTAGATGTTGTAGTGATGAATGGTATTTGGAGTATTGTAGATACGTCATATGACATTTTGTCTAATAGATATACTATATACGTATATTTAGCATCAGACAGGAAAAAACTGGAAGTCTCGCAAAAAAATAATATACTATAATATATTAAATGAAACTCAGTGATTTAACAAAAAATTTTTCATCGTTCTCGTCGTTATCCCCTTTAGAAATGGCTGTATTGGTTATTTTCATCATTTATATTATTCTACCTATTAAAACCCCTCTATTTTTAGCAGGAACTGTTAATACTCCTCTTGGATTAGTTGTCATTTTAATCATCACTCTCTATTTATTCTTTTACACAAATCCTATATTGGGTGTTCTCTACATTTTCGTTGCTTACGAATTATTACGAAGAACATCTTTAGTAAAAACAGGAATCGTAAAAGCCGATAACTACATGATTGAATATACACCAAGTGAAGAGAAACGAGAACACGAAATGATGGCAATGAATCCTCGTGTTGGACTTACCTTAGAAGAAGAAGTTGTTGCCACCATGGCACCTGCTCAGAAATTCAACTTACATGGAGATATTTCAACAGAGTACAAACCTGTTGCTGAAAAAATTACTGGTGCTTCTTTGTATGCATAAGTGAGTAGTAACTGTTGTATTGAGATGTTGATTATTTTGATTTGAGAACATAACACATATGTTCTCAAAAAATTACATGTAATTGGTCAATGTATATTTTCAAACAATCTTGTTCATTTCAATTTCCTTTTCCATTCCTGAATCCAGAATTTCAAATCCACCTTCATCCAACAACTGAATTTTGTTTTCTTCCATTAAACACCATCCACCTGTTTCAGCAATACGGGATGTCATTGCATTGATTTGTCTCTGTTTATTGATTTTTTTCATTTCCATCGGGTCAATATCATTGAACTGAACTTTGGTATTCAGATACGCTGAGAAAAATACGTTTTTCTTTGTACGAATAATGACAACAATATTTGTTAACTTCGAAAGCATAAACAATATATTCGTGACAAAGTTGAACAGTGTTTGATTTCCCAAGCTATGCTCATAAATTACGCCCCAACTATAGATTGTATTGATGATAAAGATACACATGACAAGATAACTAACATTTTTATACTGGTTATCGATGCTAAACAATAATTTCCGTTTATTTTCGGGGAACATTTCCAAACGTTTTCCAACAGATTCATTATCGGATGAAATACGATTGTTCACTTCTAAGAGTTTAATGAGTTTTTCTTCGCGACGTGTTTCAGTAATATACAATAATAAGAAACACCCCATAGTAATGTAGTTGATAACGAGTCCAATATTGTAATTATTATCTTTGGTAGTAATGTTCTCCATAATGGTACACATATTGTTATTTTCACATCGTTGCGGAATAAAAATGAGAAGAAGCGAAGAAACCATTACACGATACAATTCAATCGAGACACTAAATACCATATTTGTTTTTTGACGGAAATCTTGGCTTGTAATTACCTTGTATATATAATCATACACTGATATTGGTACTTGATTCAATTGACTGATTTGTCTGCTAAGTTTTACAGAAATAGTTTCTATTGTTTCATTTTTTATCGATGAACCTTGTTTTGGGACAGAATTTGGAATTGGAATAGAATATATATAATTTTGGTCAACCATGTATTTATGTATAGTCACTATTTGCATTATACTAATAAATGTTTTTTTACGAATTATTTGCAATTTGGTTCGAAAGAACGAATCATCTGCTGATTTGCATTCAATAAATCCTGTTTGCTTTGTTTACGAATATCAATACAATTTCGTCCATTATAAATTGCATGTTTCACGCGGTCCCAATATTTTTCTTGTTGTTCTTCTACTTCACTAATCAGTTGTGTAATTTTTTCAATAACTTTTGTTTCCAAACTGTCTTTTACATTCTCCAAGAAATCTCGAATATCGTCCAAACGGATGTCAATAACAGACGCAATTAAATCTGTTTGATTCTTTGCCAGAAACGTTCGTTTTTTATCGTCATAAGAGTATCCAACATTGCTTCTTAAATTGGTAATGGAAATATTTTGGAATTGGGGATATTTTCCACTTACATGAACATATTCAACCAAATAAATGAAACTACCAAACATCTTATTCAATATATAAATCTGCTGTTCATTGGTAAAGAAATTCACTAAATCTTCTTTACCGAGTGGGACAATTTGTGTTGTCTGAGTAGGAACATGGATAATATTATTGTTTATATTATTTGTAATCACTGTATTATGAATATTATTATGACTACCTGTGTGTACTTCAGAACGTTTACCTTCATTTGTTTTTATCACACACTGCCTCATTTTACACCGTTTGGCTTGATGTCGAGCGAGGGAATCGCTTCGTGAAAATACTTTGTCACAATAACCACACTGATTTGTAAAAACTCCTGAATTTTGGTGGAGTTTTCTAGTTTTTGGTGGAGTTTTGGTGGAGTTTGGTGGAGACTCCACCGGTTTTTGGTGGAGTGATATTTTCGAATACCATTCTTTCTCTTTTTGTTCAACATCTACTTTAGAATTGCAGTTACATTTTTCTAATACGATTAAATCCCAGTTATCCCATCCACCATTTTCATTTATTGTATTATATAACAATGTGGACTTACCATTTATGCAGTTATTTTTGTGATAATATTTTATTTTTGAAATATTTGTACTGGAACCTACATACACAAAATTTATGCTGGGATTTTTACAAACAATTTTATAAATTTCAGTTTTACTAAAGTCTTTGTTTTTCATTTTATAAAATAGAAAAATATTTTATTGTTCTAGTAAACTGGATAATTATCTAATTTATTAGATAATTATCTAATTTATTAGATTTTGGTGGTGGAGAGAGAGAGCCGAAAAAAATACAAAATTCTAAAAATAAAAAAGAAAAGTAGTAGGTAGTATTTTTTTATCTCCCCCTAAAAATATAATATTTATTATTATTATTATTATTATTATTATTATTATTATTATTATTATTATTATTATTATTATTATTATTATTATTATTATTATTATTATTATTATTATTATTATTATTATTATTATTAT